GGCTGACATGCTCAGTGAAATACTCACGGAAAAGCACGGCAAATCGATTGGCTCGCTGTCTTTTAGCATCTCTGTGCAGTTCGATTTTCTTGAAGATAACAACGGAGAGTAACATGCGTTCATTCATACCTCGCTTCAGCAACTTAAATGGTTTGCGAGAGCGCCTGATCTACGTCACCGTCTCGCTATGCGGACTATACGATGACCTAATCAGCATCCTCTCGTTCGGCACGCTCATCACCGATGTGCGCGCTGCTGCTTTGTTCGAATGGTTCGATGACGAGTAACAACGGAGAGTAACAATGGCTGGTCGTCATAAGATCTTTGACCTGCAGTACAGGCACTTGACGTTAAAGGAATGGGCGCGTGTTCGTAGTTATGAACGCAAGGAAGATGCACTTGCAGCAGGTCTTAATATGGCCGTCACGCAGAATGTTCCGGTCACCCATATCCGTGTCGTTAACATCACCAACAACGAGGTTACTTATCTTTGTAACCAAGGAGACAATGAAGTGAAGAAGAAGCAAACAGTATCAGAGTGCGAAGCGTTTCTCGAAATCAAGTTCGACGATGGCGCATCGGTACGCAAGCTAGGTCCGCTCACACGAGAGAACGCTAGCTACATCTACGATACCATCAAGCGTAGCACGTACGATAACTGGGGCATCGAAGAGATCATCCTGTCAGTCCGCATGACAACTACTATGGGTAGTAACAAATGACCACACCTATTCTCTCATTCGAAATACCGGAAAGCTACGATGAAGAGGATGAGATCACATCGCTACGTAGCGATTGCATCTTCAGTAAACGTAGCGATGGGTCACTCTGCATCTCGATCATCAATGGAATACATGACGACGATTGGAACCCTAAGGAACAGGAGTGCTGGTTCGATTTGGATGCTGAGCAGGTAGCAACCCTGCGTGAGTTTCTCAAGCGTCACTACGGAGAGTAACCTATGACACCCGAACAAGAAGCCGCACTTCGCGAATGTGCTGAGTTCCTCAAAGATATTGTAAACGCTTCGGATGAAGAGCCTTACAATCAGCGGGAGCTATTCGAAGTAGGCTTACGACTACTCAACAATCTTTACGAGACTGGCTACCGCTTAGGCGGCGAACAGTTCGATCCACCATTCTAACTACGGAGAGTAACCAATGGATCAGGTGCCGGTCTTTGAAACCATAACACCATTACAGCAACGCATCGATAAGCTACTCGCTGCTCTCATTGACGCACAATGGGAAGGCGACGACATCAAGGAAGCAATGATCGAAGAAGAGCTGACCATGCTGCTCGCTAAGCAAGAAGCTGGTGAACAGTTCGACCCACCATTCTAACTACGGGAGTTACCAATGTTCTTCGAAATTAACGAATTACCTGATCTGACAGGACGCACGATCAAGCGTGCAGTGCATCACGTCTGCGACAGTGGCTACCCATCAGTCATATTCGAGCTCGATGACGGCACGTTCTTCACTGTTGAAGAGACGGGGCAGTGCGGCTCCATCGCATACAGCAGAACACCCGAGACAACCATCCGTTACCCCAGAGGTTACAATGCAGAGTTACACAAAGTCTGAGCAATCGTTCCTTTTATATCACGGACTACTGTGTGCGCTGTTCGCCGCAGCACAGGCAGACGAGCAAGTCTCATCAATGCTCAGGCGTCGCATATTCTTTGAGATGCCGACCCACATCGCAGACCACCTTATGGAAGTCATCAACCACATAGCGGAGCAAGCCACCGATGACCGCAGCAGCGAAGATCAAACACCCTGACGCCGTGTTCGGCCCAGACGACGACCTGCTCATGCAGCTCGTAGACCGTCTTAAAGTCACGGACGTAAGTGCGCTATCACCAACCGCGCAGAACCAGATCGCAACAGCCATCAGCACCGCTGCCAATCGCCTTGTCGAGGATTACACCTCGCTGGAGCGCGACCGCAAACAACTAGCAGAGGAGAGATCTCAACTCACATCTAAGCGTATCGAGATCGAGACACGCGAAGCTGCCGTCACAGCACGCGAGACATTGCTTGGCCTACATCAACCACCGAAGCGCCGCTTCTTACTATGGAAGTAACCACATGAAGATCATCCTCACGACACTGGCACTGCTAGCCATGGGTACCATCGCCTATGCCTCGTGCCGCTCCCACACCTATTATGCCAATGGCCGGGTTGTAACATGCACCATTTGTTGCGACCGTCACGGCAACTGCATGGAGACCTGCAATGACTGAAGCCATGACTGAGCAAGAAGCCGAGGCCCGTGCCGAAGCCAGCGCTAGGGCTGCTGCTGTTATCGTAGCTCTTATCCCAATGACCGCTAACAAGTTCGACGCAGATGTTGGCGCAACAGCGCTCATGACCTGCGGTATGATCGCAACCCGGCTAGTCGGTAAAGAGCCAGAATTGATGACACAGGAAGAGTTCATCAGTCATATGTATATGGCTATCGCTGCCACGGATGAGGATTTTCATCCGGTACAGCAGTGACTTAGGGTCAGAGTTACTATAAGAGTAGCTCGTCATGAGTATCGGAAAGAAGATCAAGCAGATGCGTTTGATCCATGGTTGGTCACAGGCCGACCTAGCCAAGCGCGCTTTTATTCACTCCGACACCCTGCAGCGTATCGAGAACGATAAGCAACCCGCTGGTCCTAAAGTCTTGCGGGCCATCGCCTCGGCCTTCGATATGCAGCTAGAAGATCTATCCTCTAAGTCTCCAGAGCAGGCACCCACTAACTTCCAAGAACGGATGCAACGCCTGATCGATCTATCGCTCATGGGGTTACCACAGGAAGTAACAACTGACCCTAGCCAAGTGCCTGCCCCCTTCGAGCATAAGAACAGAGAAATTCGGCTGCAGCTCCATGCCGCTGCCGATATCATTAAAGATCTATTAATCCACCAAGACGAGCCAGCACGGCAACGCGCACAAGAGTTCCTGCGTAAGCTACGTCTGTAACCACGAGAGTAACCATGCACCACACAGATTTCGTCACTGCATCTGCACGCATCCTTGGCGAGCGCGGTCAAGAGTATGGCCCAGTCGAGCCTTGCTTTGAGCGTATCGCGAACCTTGCCTCAATCCTTCTCAATCGAAACGTAACACCATTTGAGGTGTGCATTATTCACATAGCTACGAAGCTAGCACGTTCGGTTGAGAGCCCAACTAAGTCCGATACGTGGGTCGATCTCATCAACTATGCAGCTTTCGCTGGTCAGTTCAGTAACGTCCGTAGTAACGGTAACGATAAGGTTAACATTGCGCAGCTCGAAGCAGACATGGCTACTGCTGAGATCGCTCGTAAGTTCGCCCCTCGTAGCCGACCAATCATCACAGAAGAAGTAGAGCAGAAAGCCCATGCGGTATGAAGTTAGGCTCAACCCGTTAGAGCCAATCTACCACGCACGCACGGCTGCTGAGCTCATGCTGCACGATCTTAATATGGACGATCTCGTGTCAGCACGTGCTCACGCAGCTATGCGTGCAGCGTACAATGCAGTCCCTCAGACTGGTGAAAACTTTGAGATCAGGAACCTGATGGCATCTATATCCACCGCTGCCACCGGCACACTGAACGGCAGTAAAGAAGCACGTACTAGCGTAGTAACCCGCTGCATTAGTATTATCGAAGAAGCGAGGAAGATTTGTGAGTAATGTAACGCCCCAAAATGGGCCAAACCGCCTATTTCGCTACGTTGACGGATCAGTAATGCCGTCCCATAATACAGTCTCACACCTAGACAAATCTAAAAATCTACTTCTCATCAATCGTGATTTGTTTGACCAACTACCACGACATGAGAAGCAACGCATCTGGAATACAGATCAGATACTGATCGAAGTGACTACCACCCAACCCGATTACTTCGCCTAGTAACAACCACCATAGGAACCACCGCCATGAATTTCGAAACTCTCAGCACTATTGCGCCCGGTCTTTTCGACAGCGGCATCTCCATCGAGCTTCAATCGTCGCCCGGTCTTGGCAAGTCCGAGTGGGTTGAGCAAATGCGCGCTATCATGTCCCAACGCGACGGCTTCGAATGGGGCCTTGCTACCTGCTTCCTCGCCACCATGACGCCAACTGACCTAATGGGTTACATGGTGCCACGTGATCGCGAGTTCGGCGGCAAGCAAGTCTCCGTCTCTGCCTTTACTCTCCCCCCGTGGATGCAGGACCGTAATGGTGTGCCAGTCACCGAGTTCAAGCGTGGCTTCCTATTCCTTGACGAGTTCGGTCAGGGTGAGCCTGAGACTAAGCGCGCCTCTGCCGAGCTGCTGCTCAATCGCCGCCTTGGTCCGTGGCAACTGCCCGATGGCTGGTCCATCATCGCAGCATCTAACCGTAGCCAAGATCGCTCTGGCGTCACCAAGTCCTTCGACTTCGTTATCAATCGCCGCCTGCAGATCGAGGTTACTCCAGATGTTACCTCGTGGGAGGTATGGGCCAACAAGAACAATATCGAGCCTCTGTTCGTAGCGTTCGCTGTGTCCAACCCACACATCGTTTTCGAGGGCAAGGTTCCCGACAAGCAAGGTCCGTGGTGCACGCCACGCTCGCTCGTAATGTTGTCTCGCTTGATCCGTGCCACCTACCCCAACGGCCAGATCCCGACCGACCCCGTTGTCATCGAGCTTGCGTCCGGCATGATCGGCGAGGCTGCAGCGCAGCAACTCATCGCCTTCGTCAAGCTAGGTCACGAGCTCCCCAAGTTCAGCGACATCATTGCTGACCCTGCTAATGCTCCGCTGCCCAAGGCACCAGACGCGCGTATGCTCTCGATCTACGAGCTCTCATCCCGTGTCGATGCCAAGACAGCCAAGCCAGTCCTGCAGTACGTCGACCGCTTCCCCAAAGAGTTCGCTGCTACGTTCGCCAAGTCTACGTGCCAGCGTATCCCCGAGCTCATCATGACCGATGCGTTCTCTAACTGGGCAACCAAGAACGCGACCATCGTGTCCATGATGCACGCAGCTTAATCGCGGGCCGACGCTAACGACCCCACTCGCGATTAGGATAGGCCCACCCCTGATCCCCCCTCATGGGGTGGGCCGCCCCATAACACCATTACAATTAGGAGTAACCGATGCTTCCAGAGACTTATATGAAGCTGTCCGACGATCTCCGTGCGCTGACGTTAGAGATCATGGGCTGCACCATTCACGAGGAACGTAGTTCGGACTACATGACCAACTCAGGTATGTCTAAGTTCGCGAAGCAGATCGCTAGAGAATTGAAGCGACCGTACATTCCATACATTCGCCTTACAGAATATGCCAGACTGGAAATTCCAAATAAGAAATACCTTGACGTACTGCACGCGCCACTTCGATTGGTTGCTGTGAAGCGCGAGTTCGCTACCTTTGATATGCCAGTACGATACGAGGCACTAAAGGCGTACACCACATATAACTTTAGGGGTGAAGGTCTAACGATATTTCATACTTGGCTGCAGCGCACACAGGCAGATCCCGATATGCGCAAAGCGCTCAAGTTACCACCGAAGTAACATGGGGAAGGACTACTGGGGACCGCCCACCTATGTGAAAGGGCAACGCATCTACAACATCAACAATCTGGCAGACATTGCCGAGCTATCTGGAGACACTATGCAAAAGACAGTAACCATCCAACTGAAGGTCCGCTTCAAGGATAAGGATCGCTTCAACATCGTACGCCGTGCCGCTGCTCAGTCCGCACGAGGCTTGCTCGCTGCCGCTCAACTCATCTCCGACGAGCACAAGCCGATGATCGCGGTCACTGCGTTCGACCCATTTGACGGCAACGAAGGTATTGATATCTTCGAACACACCACCGACGAGGAGTAACCACTATGACTGCACGCACAGTTAACTCTATTCCGACTTGCGAGATCACATCTTCTCAGCTCCGTCTATGGACAGAGACACGCGCAGCTTTCCTTTGGAATTGCCCCGCCTTCTCTCATGTTCTCTACACTATGATGAACCCGTTAGGTTCAGAGTACATCGCCACGTTCACCAAAGACGTGCCGTATGCTGCGACTGACGGCGTCAATGTCCTCATCAACCCCGATACATTCTTCAAGCTCCCTCTCTCCGAGCGTATCTTCATCCTCGCTCACGAGGTTATGCACGGCATCTGGGATCACTGTGGTCAGGGTAAGCGTCTCGCCAAGTTAGGCGAGGTGCGTTACTCCGATGGTACCAAGCTCCCATACGATCATAAGACCATGAACAAGGCGACTGACTACATTATCAATGACGCGCTCATCGAGGCTGACGTCGGCTCGTTTCCGACAATGGGCTTACATGATCGCACCATTGCAACAGGTAACGACAGCGCCATGGATGCGTACCGCAAAGTATATGAGAACGACGATGGCGGTAGCGGCGGTAATGATGGCGGCGGTTTCGACGAGCATCTCGAACCCGGTGATGGCAAAGGTAACTCCGAGCGTAACGAGATCGAGTGGAAGCAGGCTGTAGCTGCTGGACTTGCTGCTGCTAAAGCTCAGGGCAAGTTACCGTCCAACATCGAGCGTATGTTCGGCGACATCCTCGATCCTCAGGTTCCGTGGACAGACAAGATCGATGCGTTCTTCGCTCGCAAGGTTGGCTCAGGCAGCTATGACTGGCGGCGTCCTGATCGTCGTCTTATCTCTCGCGAAGATCCTATCTATGCACCCGGTCGCTCAGGCCACGCTGCGGGTACTATCGTAGTAGCTATCGATACGTCCGGTTCTATCGCTGCAGATCCCGGCATCATCGACCGCTTCTTCGCCGAGCTCTCTGGTATCGTCGAGGATCTCAAGCCTCGTCGCCTTCTCGCAGTGTGGTGCGATGCTAAGGTTCATCGCATCGACGAGGTCGAGGACGCTAGCGATCTTCGTGCGCTACGTGCCAAACCAGTTCCCGGTTGGGGTGGTACGTCCTTCGTTCCTGTGTTCGACTGGGTTGCAGAGCATGACCTGTCTCCAGACGCTCTGGTCTATCTGACAGATGGCGACGGCTCGTTCCCCGACACACAACCAAGCTATCCAGTCCTCTGGGGTGACATCTCCAACGAGGCCAAAAAGTATCCATGGGGCGACGTAGTCGAGTGCCCCATCAAGGCATCCTGACGGGGGGTAGTCTCCTACCCACGACCGCTAGTGGGGTCGGGTGAGCGTGACAGCGTGCGGTTTTCCTTCTTTTTCACCGCACGGTCTGAAGGCGCGACAAGGCAGGGTTCGGTGCCCCCGTACAGGTAAGCCGAAACATACCACCGTGAAACCTTGCAATCCCCACACTTCTCTTTCGTAACTATTAGGAGTAACCGATGTCTGCTTTTAGCCCACCAGTCTTCCATGTGCTCTGCAACGCATTAGAAACTCTCAATAGGCGTATGTACTCATTGTATGAGTGCAACATCAACGCTTACGAGGTCTTTGACTATTTTGTCCCAAAGGAAGATCAGGACGCACTGCACCGCGCACAACAACTAGGCGCACGATCCGCAACTTACAATGAAGTGACTTCCTTCAAATACGACAACGCAGTCTTTCAAGTCGACCTGCGCGGCGTGCAGAAGCTAGTCCCCAACTATCTCGCAGGATCATCCCGCACACTGACGCCAGACCTGCCGTTCTTCACACGCATATCGGAGTACATCGACAAGATCACACCGATAGCTGACGAGTTCGCAAATGTCCGCGCAGTTCTTAGCCTACTCGACAAACATTGTAAGAACCCTAAACAGGTTAGGTTCTTCATGCCGGGTATCACGACCCTATTCATGACCGCCGATATGAAGGATCACGCTAGGGTACTTACGCCTACACCTAAGTTACGTAGTCAGCCGACAATACCAATGGGTACTCGGCAGGCCATTATCGATGCTAACGCAACCATCGCCAAGGCTACACTACTTCCGACCAAGGACAACTCTCCGTCGGCTCGTAGGTATAGTGTTAGATTTGGCACCAACTACGTCACCGAATGGGGCGACACAATCCGTCGTCTGGAGTGCTCATAAAAAAGGGCGGCGAGGGTAACCACCAACCTCGCCGCCCACTAACTCCCACCCAAGGAGAGCCACCGCCGTGGCTCCCGATTAAATAGATCTTGTGCCCCCAACTGTCAACACCGCTACTACTAGAGTAACCAACATGCAGACAATTTATTTAGACTTCGAGACGTACTACTCGAATGAATACTCGCTGCGGAAGATGACGCCAGTGGAGTACATCTTAGATCCACGCTACGAAACTATTGGTGCTGCCATAGCTATTGATGATGGCGAACCTTTCTGGTTGGGCGAGGCAGAGTTCAGGCAGTGGGTACTCGATAACTATCAAGAGTTACTTAACTCGAAGATCGTCAGCCACAATGCGCTATTCGATATGTGCATCTTGGAATGGCGATATTCTCTCGTGCCGAAGCTCATGATTGATACGCTCGGCATGGCGAGGGCCAAGTGTGCCTATAACACCAACTCACTATCTCTTTCTTCACTAGCCACCCACTTTGGTATCGGCGTCAAAGGTGATGCGATCATGAAGGTCGCTGGCATGAACGCTGTGGCGATGAAGCAGGCTGGTGTCTACCAAGCTCTCGCCGACTATGCGCTTAACGATGTTGATTTGTGCCGTGAGATTTATCGTCGCCTGCAACCATACCCAGTGACAGAACTTGTCATCCAAGACATGGTTCTGCGCTGCGCTGTGCAGCCATCCTTTACTCTCAATAGTAACTTGCTCGCTGAACATCTTCACGAAGTCAGGATGAGTAAGGAGGCTCTGCTCTTCAAAGCTGGCCTAACATCACGAGACGATCTGATGAGCAACGAGAAGTTTGCTCAAGCTCTGCGTAACTTCGGCGTCGAGCCTCCCATGAAGACATCACTTACAACTGGCAAGGCTACGTATGCTTTCTCGAAGACAGACCCAGCGTTCTTAGAATTAGAAGAACACGATAACCCAGACGTGCAGGCTCTTGTCTCTGCCCGCCTTGGGCTCAAATCTACATTAGAAGAGAGCCGCACAGAGAAATTCCTGCGCATCGCTAACCTGCAATGGCCGGATGGAAAGTGCGCTATCATGCCTATCCCGCTGCGCTATTCTGGTGCCCACACCCACCGTCTTTCCGGCGATTGGGGCATCAACATGCAGAACCTCCCACGTGGCGGCAAGTTACGTAAGGCGCTCGTAGCCCCAGAAGGTTTCTCTGTCGTCGCCGCTGACGCGGCACAGATCGAAGCCCGCATGGTTGCTTGGTTCGCTGGCGAGCAGAAGCTCGTCGATCAATTCGCTGCCGGTGAGGACGTATACTGCTCGTTCGCCTCGGTCGTGTTCGGTCGCACGATCACCAAGGCCGACAAGAAGGAGCGCTGGATCGGCAAGACCGCAGTGCTCGGTCTGGGTTACGGCATGGGGTGGATGAAATTCCAATCCACCGTCAAAATTCTCTCTAAGAACCAGCTAGGAGAACAGATTGAGCTCGACGATGCTGAGGCCCAGCGCATCGTCACTGCCTACCGCACGACATACCCCAAGATCCCTGCAACGTGGCATATGCTGAATAGCCATCTGTCCTTCATGGCTAGTGCGTACGAGGATGAGCACAACTGCATTGGTCCGGTTACTTCGGGCGTAACCATCTATCGCGAGCGTATCGACCTGCCATCCGGTCTATCGCTCTACTACCATAAGCTCAGGCAAGAGGACGGTCAGTGGGTCTTTGACTTTGGGCGTACGAAGAACAAGCGCATCTTTGGCGGCAAACTACTAGAGAACATCGTCCAAGCTCTAGCACGCATTGTTGTGATGGATGCTGCGCTGCGTCTACGCAAGAAGCTCTCTACGTATGAGATCCAACTGTCTGGTCAGGTTCACGACGAACTTATCTACATTGTGCCAGACGACATGGTCGCTGTGGTTACTAAGCTAGTACTGGACGAGATGAGTACCGCCCCGAAATGGGCAGAGGGTTTGCCTCTGTCTGCAGAAGCAGAAGCTGGACCATCGTACGGAGACGCAAAATGAGCCAAGCACCCCAAACTTGTTACTTTACATGGCGGTAAAATAGGACTATCTTTTTGGTGTTCGAGGACTGATCCTTGGGCGTTTCCTCCCTTGACTTGGCGGGGGCTAAAACCCCCCGCTCCTTTTTTCGGTGCGGCTATGGATTGGATGGCTACTATAATTGTAATTTCGATCTGCATCGCTATCGGCATGATGATCGAAAGGCTACGCTGGCAGATCAGAGCGTACAAAGAAACTCTGCGTGCCGAAGAAGAGGTACGGTATCTATACGCTGAAGATATCGAGGGTCGTCGCAATGAACCCAACCACTGAGATCGAGATACTAAAGGGCCGCATTGGTGATCTAGAAAAGACGCTAAAGCTAGTTGACCCACTAACCGCAACGTACAAACTACCGCCCGCTCTTCGTAAAATTTTTGGACTACTCGTAGCACTGCCGTACGTAACCCACGAAATGCTCGAACAGCAGCTTGGCCTTACAGCATCGGCACGGGTAGCCATCCACCGTCTTCGCCGTCGCCTTAAACCGTACGGCATCGAAATCAAATCGCGTTTCTCTGTTGGCTATTGGATCGAGAAAGAGACGCGGGACAAAATTCAAGGGGTTACTTCTAGTGGTAACTCCAAGACCGAGCTCTCTGCCTGACAGTGCGAGAGACGACAGCAATGGTGCTGTCGCTGGTTCATAGCTACATAGTGGCTCTGCTCCAACCCTACTGTCTCTCTGTTCAACTTGCTCCCGGCGAAAGCCGGGGGCCTTTTGGAAAACCATCATGAGCGAGTACTTCATCCACGTCTTCATCTTTATGGTAGGTGTAGCCGCAGGATCATTGTTCGCTTGTTTTTATGAGCGTTCAAAATGATGCTGGACATACCCGATGTCACAAAGAAATGGGATCACAGGTATCTTCAACTCGCTGCTATCGTTGCTACGTGGTCAAAAGATCCGTCCACGAAAGTCGGTGCAGTTATCGTACGACCCAACCGCACCGTTGTGTCGCTTGGTTATAACGGGTTTCCGCGATCCGTTAGAGATGACGGGGCGCTTTATAACGACCGTCCGACCAAGCTATTGCGGACGGTACATGCAGAAGCGAACGCGATCCTAACGGCAGGTCAATCTGTCAAAGGCTGCACGATTTACGTATCACCATTACACCCTTGCGCTACGTGTGCTGGGATCATCATCCAGTCTGGTATCTCACGTGTTGTAGCTTACATGCCAAGTAAACCACTGGCTTGGGAGCAGAGTTTTGCTGCAGCGCAAGAGATGTTCGACGAAGCCCGCGTTGTGGTTAACGTGACTACGGAAGTAACCGACTGAGGAAGTAATGACTACCACCCAATACACTTTGATCCATATGCCAACCACCAAAAGAGGCAGATGGTTTATTGCCCGCCGCAGTGTCGGAGATACCTACATAACCGTGGCCGAGTGCCACACCGAATACGCGGCGCGGGAACTGCTGAAAGAACTCACGCAGAAGCCCGATAAACTGGAACGGATCGAATGAGTTTCACAGTTACTACCACACGTAACCGGCCAAAGCCTTTCTCTTGGTCTTACAGCAAGCTCAAGAACTACGAGACTTGCCCTAAGCGTCACTGGCATCTCGACATCGCCAAGGACGTGAAGGAAGAAGAGAGTGAGCATATCCAGTACGGTAACGCTCTGCACAAGGCACTAGCAGAACGTATCGAGAAAGGTACCCCTCTGCCGAAGCCGTTCGAGAAGAACGAAGAGTGGTGCCTAAAGGTTATTGGTGACGGCACAGCTCGGCTTCTCGTCGAGCAGAAGCTAGCTATCAACAAAGACTTTGGGCCATGCTCATGGTTCGGAGATGAGGCTTGGTACCGTGGTATCGCTGACGTGATTAAGATCGTCGGCCCCGTAGCTGTCGTACTAGACTGGAAGACTGGGAAGATCCAAGAAGACGGATCGCAGCTTGCGCTTATGGCTCAGTGTGTTTTCGCACACCACCCAGACGTGCAGAAGATCCGCACAGAATTTGTCTGGCTTAAAGAAGACGCAACCACACGCGCTGACTTCACACGTGATGACATGCCTAAGATTTGGAATGGTCTGCTGCCTCGTGTGAAGACGTTAGAAGACGCCTCAGTCTCGGTTAACTACCCACCCAAGCCGGGAAATCTTTGCCGCCGTTGGTGCCCTGTTACACAGTGTCCGCACAATGGTGAGTGATGTCGACGCCGGAAGGCAAAGTAAAACGAAAGGTATCGGAGTTACTAAAGAAGTACCCCGGTATGTATTACGAAATGCCCGTTCCCGGTGGGTACGGGAAAAGCGGTCTAGATTATTTTGGCTGCTACAAAGGAAAGTTCTTCTCGGTCGAGACTAAAGCGCCCGGTAAGAAACCAACTGAACGACAACAACTAACCATCGCTGCAATCACCCGTGCTGGCGGTGCCGTCTTCGTCATCGATGGGGACACCACCCAACTCAAAGAATGGCTCGACCACCAATGATCCATATCTCTTCCAAGCATCGCGTCGTCGGAGTGCCTTACCGCCCCGACGTCGCAAACCTCTTTCCCTCTGCGAAGAAGGTTACTCTGAATGGTAACCCGCACATTGTAATTCCTCACAACCTTGAGGAAACAAGAGTGCTTCGCAATCTCGGGTACGAAATCCCCGCGCCCGTGCTGTCTCACTACGATTGGGCTGATGGAAAGCCGTTCGAAGTGCAGAAGAAAACCGTGGCGATGCTCACCACAAACCCGCGCTCTTATGTGCTGAACGGCATGGGTACGGGTAAGACTAAGAGCGCGCTGTGGGCGTTTGATTACCTCCGCTCAGTAGGCATGGCTAACAAGATGCTGGTGGTAGCCCCGCTGTCGACGATGAACTTCACTTGGGCAAGAGAGATCTTTAACACACTGCCGCACCTGTCTAGCGTGACTTTACACGGCTCACGCACCAAGCGATTGGAGCGCCTCGCAGAAGATCACGATATCTATATCATTAACCACGATGGCCTGAAGGTTATCGCTGACGAAATAAAGAACCGCAAAGACATCGACGTCCTATGCCTCGACGAGCTTGCTGTCTATCGCAATGGTGGTTCAGACCGCACGAAGAAAACGCGCGAGATCGCTAAGCATTTCCCATGGGTATGGGGGATGACAGGGTCGCCAACGCCTAACGAACCAACGGACGCTTGGGCTCAGGCAACCATCGTAACACCGAACACAGTACCGAAATACTTCTCGCGCTTTCGCGAAGACCTGATGCAGCGCGTCACACAATTTAAGTGGGTACCTAAGCCAGACGCTATCGAGAAAGCTTTCTCTGCTCTGCAACCTGCCGTGCGTTACACACTCGACGATATCCTCGAACTCCCCGAAGTGGTGGAGAGGACGCAGGATATCGAGATGGGTCCGAAGCAGGAGAAGATCTACAAACAGATGAAGGACAACGCCTACGCAGCGATTGCAGCGAAAGAGATCACGGCTATGAACGCAGGTGCCGTCCTCAATAAGTTGTTACAAATCAGCGCGGGCTGGGTCTACGCCAAGGAGAAGGAGGTTGTTACACTAGATAACGACAATCGCCTGCAAGCCCTAGTCGATACTATTGATAGTACCGAACGTAAGGTCATCGTCTTCGTGCCGTTTGTCCATGCCCTGCAAGGCATCAAGACGCGGCTCTTCAAGGAGGGCATCGAGTGCGAAGCTGTCTCTGGAGAGACGCCACGCGCACACCGAGATCAGATCTTCAACATCTTCCAGAACACCGGCAAGCTCAGGGTTCTGGTCGCTCATCCGCAGTGTATGGCCCATGGTGTTACATTGACTGCGGCTGATACTATTATATGGTTTGCCCCTACAACCTCGCTCGAAATCTTTGAGCAAGCCAATGCCCGCATCCGCCGTGTGGGGCAGAAGCATAAGCAACTCGTTCTTATGTTTCAGTCGACGGATGCAGAACGTCGAATGTACTCGCGACTAAGGTCTAAGCAGAAAGTCCAGAATACCCTTCTCGAAATGTTTGCCGAGAACTCGTAACCACCGGAGTAACCACATGACTGATAATAGGATCGACATCAGCGTACGTGTCGAGCAGTACGTCAAGTTGCGGGATAAGATCAAAGAGATCGAGACCCGCCACAAAGAGGAATTAAAACCGTACAAGGATACACTTGAGAAACTAAATTCAGTTATACTGCAGCATCTCACTCAAGTAGGTGGCGAAAGCATCCGCACCCAAGCTGGTACGGCTTACGTCACCGAGAAGAAAACGGCGTCACTTGCCGATCCGCAGGCTTTCATGGACTACGTTGTTACTAACAGCGCGTGGGACTTGTTGGACCGCAAGGCAAACGTGAAGGCTGTCACTGACTATATCGATGAACACAAAGCACCCCCTCCGGGTGTCAACTATTCGACGACCAATATGGTCGGCGTCCGTCGCTCGTAATCCCAAGGAGTATCTATGAGCAATATCACTATCCCATCCAAGTTCGGTGCCGTCTCGACGGTATTCGCAAACGCAGCAATCAATAACGACCTGTCCGCTGGTGTCGTGTCGGGCTTCGGCATCATCAGCTACCGTGGCAAAGTCTGGCGTACTAAGTATCGCGGCGAAGAGCGCGATCTCATGCGCGAAGATGGTGACGGCCCGCGTGCATCCATCGAAGTCGTGATCGTAAAGGCAACTGGACACCTGTCCAAAATCTTTTACGAGAACGGGTATGTAGAAGGTTCGACAGCCGCACCGGATTGCTGGTCATCAAACGGCGTTACCCCCGATAGTAACGCCCCGAAGAAGCAGCACTCAGCTTGTGCGACATGCAAGCAGAACGCCTTCGGCGCTCGCATCACACCATCAGGCAAGGCTGGTAAGGCTTGTTCGGATAGCAAGCGTCTCGCCATCGTGCCGCTGGAAGACCTCGACAACGAAGTCTATGGTGGTCCTATGCTGCTTCGTGTCCCGGCTGCATCGCTCAGCGACCTCGCTACGTTCGGCACCAAGATGCAGGCTCTCGGCTATCCCTATCAGTCCATCGGTGTTCGCATCTCGTTCGACACCAAGGAAGCCTATCCGAAGTTCGTGTTCTCGGCGATCCGTCCGCTGACCGACGAGGAAGCTGCCAAGGTCGTCGCTTATCAAACAGACCCGCGTGTTGCGCGTGTCCTGTCTGAAGCATCTGACTATCAGGCTGGCACTGCTCCTGAAGCCGCTCCGGCTCTAGACGCCGTGTTTGAACAGCCACCGGCTGCGAAGGCTGCTCCGGCCCCCGTGCCGCACGACCCGGTTACTGGCGAAGTAACCGAAGCCCCCAAGGCTGCGGCTAAGAAGCCTGCGGTTAAGAAGCCTGAGCCTGTTAAGGAAGAGGCTGCACCGTCATCCTTTGAAGACGAGCTTGACGCTGCATTGGACGACCTGATCTGACGCATCACGGGCAGGGGCTACGGTCCCTGCCCCCCAATAATCTCCCCACTCGGAGTACCGCCGTGTCTTTCAGTGACGCCCAAGAATTTTTAGCAAGAGCCCTGCCGTGGCCAGAGGATGGTCAGGGGTTCGTTAACATTCACTGGACCACAGTACGCCGCAAGCCGGATGGAGTTATCGACGAGACCGCTAAACCGCTATGGTCTGGTCGAGCTAGCTCATCCGTTGCGGAAGCCATTCGTACAATTCAATGGGCCAGCAAGCTCGAAGATACCCGTGACATCTACGTCTGCATGTCACGCCAATCTATGTGCGATGAGCGCACATCAAAGAAGGGTCACAAGTACCGCAACGCTGTGCGGCATAGTGACAATGCCCTGTCTCTCAAGTCCTTCTTCATTGACGTCGATGTGAAGGAAGGTGCCTATAGTACTACAAAGGAAGCGGTGACTGCGTTCGGGCAGTTCCGTCGGGCGGCAAATCTGCCGCCGCCTACATTTGTAGTAGCATCGGGGTCAGGCGGTTTTCATGCACATTGGGTACTCGCAGAACCAATCTCGCGCAATGAGTGGTTGGAATACTCACATAAGCTCGTGGCTGCGGTTAAACAGTTCGGCCTGCTATGCGACACCCAGTGCAGTATCGACGCGGCCCGTGTGCTTCGCGTACCGGACACACGCAACTTCAAGTATGAGCCCCCGCGCGATGTTCGGTTCCTCCTTCCTCCCGGCGAAGAGTATTCATTCGAACGCATAAAGACAGCGCTTGAGCCATACCAGACGGGCTACAAGGCTGAGCCGACACTGCCAGCTCGCACCCCGATCACGGGCGACAATGACCTCGCTGCGGGCATTGAGGTGGTCAAGGCAAACCCTGTTGTCCTAGCTGACACGGCACGGGAGTGTGCCTTCATCCGCGAAGCTATCGATACTGGCGGCGCTGCCTACGACAACCCGCTCTGGAACCTGACAACCCTGATCTCAACCTTCACAGAAGGCGGGCGACAGGACGCGCACATCATGGCGTGCGGGCATCCTGAGTACAGCGCTGAAAGCACGGACGAGCTCTATGACCGCAAGGTTGTGGAGCGTGAGAAGAAGAACCTCGGCTGGCCCAAGTGTACGTCTATTGCCGCTGGTTACTCTGGTTGTAACGTCTGCCCGCACCGCATGGATGGGAAGTCCCCCTTAAATTTTTCCCAAGCGAACAAGCCAGCAGTCTCTAACACCATCAAACCATCTAACGACCTCCCTGAGGGGTACGTTAGAGACGCGGATAAAGTGGTCTATCAACTGGTCCAAGATGCCAAAGGTCAGACGATCAACGTGGCTGTTGCCCCCTATCCTGTTACGGATGGATGGCTTCAGCGTAATCCTTGGATGCTCAACTTCACGGTTGAGATCAATGAGGACATCACCACGCAGATCAGTATCCCGTTCGAACTGCTCCCCACAAAGGAGCCATTCTTCAAGCACGTCAGCAATCAAGGAATGAACCTGCAAGAACACTTCATGCGTAGGTTCAAGGAGTTTATCATGGCTTGGGTAGACAAGCTCAGACAGGGACGTAACTCGGTAGTAACCTCATCGCCATTTGGCTGGGTCGTCAACAACGGTAAGGACGAGGGCTTCTCCTACGGTGGGTTAGTTTACACCCCCCATGGGGATCGCCCTGCAGCGAACACAGACCCCGTACTGCAGCGCCAGTACACACCTAGCGGTGACCGTCAGCCGTGGATCGATGCGGCTCAGATGATTACCGATCAGAAGCGGCAAGACCTCAACATAATCCTTGTGTCTGCGTTCGCAGCCCCGCTCCTGAGGCCGCTCGGAGAGCAAGGTGTTTTGATCTCAGCGTTCTCGACAGAGACAGGCATCGGCAAGTCGACGGCTGTGAAGGTGGCGCAGTCGGTTTGGGGTGACCCCATCCGTGGCGTCCAGTCACTCAGCGACACACCTAACTCAGTCATCAACAAACTGGGTGAGCTCAAGAACCTTCCGCTGTACTGGGACGAGCTCAAGAGCGTTGAGGACACAGACCGCTTCGTCAACAAAGTCCTTTTCCAACTGACAGGCGGCAAGGAGAAGTCGCGCCTCAACACCCGTGCTGAACAGCGCCACTCCGGTGTGTGGGAGACGCTGATGTTAGTGGCTTCTAACGAGCCGCTCATCGACCACGTCGCTAGAGCCAATCGTACCTCCTCTGCCGGTACTGTCCGCATGATGGAGTACACGGTTACTCCGGGAGTAATCGGTCAGATCGACCCGACAGAAGCATCGCTCAAGATCTCTCGTCTCAAGGACAACCACGGCATCATCGGGCGGGACTACGCTGAGTTCCTTGGCCACAATCATGACCAAGTTCTTGCAGACGTAACCGATACTTCAAAGCGCCTGACCGAGAAGCTCAAGCTCAATCCCGATGAACGCTTCTGGCGCGTGTGTGCTTCGTCTCTCATTCAGGGGGCGACGTACGCCAACCAGTTAGGTTTCACGGCAATCGATCTCGATGTGTTCGAAGAGTATGTCTGCAAGCTGATCGGTGAGATGCGTCACGAGCGTAAGTCTCAGACGGTCAACATGAAGGACAAGCTCAACGTGTCGGACGTCATGTCTCGGTACCTAGACACCATGAGAGCACGCAACACCCTCTTTACGAACCGCATCCACGTATCGAAGGGTAAGCCCCCAGCCAACTCCATCAGCGTGCAGCGTGACGCTTCTAGGCTTGACGCAGTACGTGTACAGGTCGGCCTTGAAGACGGGCTGCTACGCATGACTGAGTACGATTTCAGAGACTGGCTTGGCGAGAACAACTACTCTCCTACTATCTTCATGAAGGCCATGGAGCAGGAGTTCGGGCAGCAGCAAGTCACTGGTCGCATGGGCTCCGGCACGCAGTACGCCTCGGGTACCCAGCGACTTCTGCAGATCCAGCTAGCTGGCACACCACTCGCCGAGATCGCAGCAAAAGACATCGAGCCGGAGGTAAATGCAAATGAAGGTTGATTTGTTCGATTGGGTCGATGAGCTCGACCCAGACACACGCAAACTCCAAGACCGCATCAAGTGGTTAGAGATGACCAAGAAGCGGTATGAAGATGCTCTCAACGAGATCATCTACGACAAGAAAGTTAACACCCTCGTGCAGGCTGTTATCCGTGCAAAGCAGGCACTTGGGGTGGCGAACGATGACTAACTGGAGACTTAGAAAACAACTGCGAGAAGAACGTCTAAGCCGCCCCCTTGGGAAGCTGGATTTCGAGGTTGTTACAAAGTTAGAGACAGCTCATAACGGGCGCGTCATTCCAATGACTTTACCCTTGGTAAAGTGGCTGGATAGGGCTGACAAACGTATTAAGGCATTGGATAGTCTAAGGAAATGACGGTTACACCCTTGTAACAGGTAGTGGCTATACTCCCTGTTACAAGGAGGCCACCATGTCCAATGTTATCAAGTTCACTGGCGAGACGCTCTTAGACCTTAACCCAGACGATATCCTTGAAGAAGCCAAGGGTAAGCTGGAGAAGGTCATGATTATTGGCTACACCGAGGAAGGTGACGAATACTTCAGCTCCTCGTTTGCCGACGGCATGACCGCTGTATGGTTGCTTGAGCGCTTCAAAAATTTTCTCGTCAATATAGTAGACGATGAGGATGACGACTGATGGGGCGACCCAGAAATCCATTCACCAATAAAACGTACAACATCATCCTGTCGGAAGAGCTGTACGATTGGGTACAAAAAATAGCGCGCCAGAAAGGTAAGTCTGGCGCGTCTTATATCCGTGAGATATTAGCTAAAGAGAAGCGGATCGAGGACAGGTTAAAGGATGTGATGGATGCCTTAGACACCATCGCGCCACCCACGATTACGGTTCTTGGAGACGACACGTAGGTTACTCTTAGAGTTACCACCGCCGTGACGTAGCGGCTTCTTATGATCTACGTCTTTCCCATCACCCTTCTGCACACGGCCTTCCTTCATGAGCATGTCGCGCGCTTTGTTGCGCTCGACACGGTTCTTCACCTGCTCAGGCTTGGCGTTGTAGCCACGAGACAGCTTCTTCATTTGCTCAGGCGTGCGGTGAGTGACGGGATCGCGCTTGCTCATTCTTACTTCCCGGTGTTGTAGTAGTCGATGTCTTCGAGGATATACTGGTTCCGCTTGTTCGTGCGGATACCCTGCACGACAGTACCCTTCTTCTCTTCCGTTTGTCGACGCTTCTCAGAGGCACGAAGATCTTTCATGTCGATCTGTGCGTCCTTCGGTTTGCCACGATTGAACTTCTCAATCGCGATCATCGCCTTCGCACGGTTGTTAGGGTTAGACACCCAGTCATTCATGAGCTTCTGACGCTCTTTATTGTAGCGTGCAAGATCACCCTGAATGGCGCTGCGCTCTTCAAAGCGCTCTGCCTCGCGTGCAGGCGTGAAGCCGATAGCCCGCGTGACTTTCTCTTGCGTCGTGTAAGGAGTGAACGTCTGGCGACCAGCTTCGTTCTTGAGACCTTCCTTACTAACGCGATCAGCTTTGAGATAATCAGAGAGCGCTTTGATCGGGATGGTAAGCTCAGCGGCTTTCTGCCAGTCACCGCTCATCGCTGCACGGAAGCCCTTAACAGCATCGACAACGTATGCCGTAGGAGCACCGCCAACGAGCTTGGCGACGTACGCCCATGCCGCGTCTTCAGTATCGCCGCGCGGTTCGCCGAACAAGATTGTCGGGAAGCCGAGACGGTTAGATGTATCGACGCCAATCATGCGCGTGAGACCACGACTTGCGATCTCGCCACCTTCGTTGCCAAGCATACCAGCCATGTAGCGACGGACCATGCGTTCGAAGTCGCTTGGCTTGAAGTCAGAGATGTTAAGTGCGTTCGCAAGCAACAGTGCGATCTTCGCCAACTCCATGCCGGGAAGCCCAAGCACGCCAGCCATAGCCGCGTAGCTTGCCGTATAGATAGCGAGAGCGCGAACAGCCTTAACGCGATCTCCGGGGCTTTCGTTGCGGATGGCGCGACCAACTTGGCGTCCAACTGCGTGGATCGAACCCTGCAAGAACAGTTTGAACTGCAGAGGGAGGCGCAAGTACTTGTTGCGGAATGTTGGCGGTACGTTCGTCGGAGACGAATTGAACTGCGAGTTACTGACCACGTCCTGCGCGTAACGCATGGCCTTCTCGTGGTCACCGCCATTACGCTTCATCTCAAGACGATAAGCAGCAAGTGCGGTAACGGTACGGTTAACTGCTTCCACTGCACGGGGCAGAGCGCGTGCAACATTCGACAGGTAGTCGATACCCTTATCCGCACCAGCAACAACTTTGTCGCCGATTGTTTTACCACCGCGCTGGCGCTTGATAGCCGTCATGTCAAACCCGGCGTCAGGGTCGACGACACCACGATCAACGAGGAAGTCTAGAAGCTCCTGCTCCTTAGGAGACAGACGGGCCTTAACCTGCTCGATGTAAGGCGCGTTACCATCTTTGCCTATAACAGCTTTAACCGTTTCAGCAGCGCCGCGACCGAGCAACCGTCCAGCCGAGACATCATTGTACGCTTTTACGATGTGGTAGGCAGAGCGTGCTGCACCGTGATCGCCACCAAGCTCAGCAAACGTGTACGTAATCTGCGTGAGGTTGGTCATGCTGTAGCCAAGCGACAGCAGTTTGTCCGCGTAGGACAAAGCGTTCACGCGGTCTACACCACGGCCAAACGAAGATGCTTCTTCGATAGCGTTAGAGCCGATGACACGGTTCTCAACTTCGTTAGCAAGACGGCGAGCCATCGTGCCGTTGCCGGTACCCAGTGCAGAGAGCTTTTCGGTACGGTCGTTAAGATCCTTCAGCGCCTTAGTCATCGCCTCTTGGAACTTCGTGCGGGCCATATAGCCTGCAGAGCGCTCCATATATTCGATGGTGTTACGCACGAAGTCAGTCGACATACCCGCCACGTTACGGCGAGGCATCTGTGTGCTCTGAATACGGTTCGGACCCATCATAGTGATGGAAAACTCGTTCAGAATACCAGTGATCTCGTTGCGCTGAGTAGGTGTCAGCTTAGACGTACCGAGCCGCTGCTCAGCCGTCTCCATCAGGGAACGGATCTGGTTAGGCAGCAGGTCGCGCCACTGACCAGTCGTGAGGTTCTTACGATCCTCTGGGTCAGACATTGCCAGACCTTCATCACGCAACTCCTTGGTGCGGGACTTGGCTTCCGACAGGCTCTCGACAAACTCGGTATAGCGATCCTGCACGGTGACACGGAAGCGCTGCTCGCCATCAACGTCCTGCTTAGTGACCTTGATCTGCTCGCCCTTGTCGTCCGTGAAGAAGTCTTTACCCGTCTTAGGATCGATATAGACGCTCTCAAAGCTAGTGGGGAGAGACTGCTTACGCACCCACTCCTCAGCATCTTTGCGGTCCTTAAAGTCGAATGTGTTGTCGCGCACCTTAGTGGCGTTGGCCGGAGCTTCGATCTTGTATCGGCCATGGACAACGAAGTCGCCACGACGAGCGAAGTTAAAGTACGGGCCATCAAGACGGGCAGCGTCAACTACGTTCGCAATATGCTTGGCTAGGATCGGACCAACCGCATCGACATCTGCAGCCGTAGTTTTGCCATCCATGAAGCGCTGTGCCACTGCGGGATCATCGATATCCGCACCGCGAAGAACGGCATCGACGACTGTACGCAAACGCGCATCAAGCATCTTAGGCAGCATGTCACGGATCTTTGTATAGATCTGTGCCAGCTCTGGCGTCTTATCTGCAAGTGCCTTGAAGCGTTCGGCTAGCTGCGGATGCTGAGACTTGCCCCAGACACCGGACATTTTGTCCTTACCAAGATGCTTGTTCTTGGGGTCTGCAAGGGGAACATCGGGATGCACTTGGGCGCGGGAAGCGTCGAGTGCAATCGCAACCATTTCCTCAAAGCCGTTACCCTTGAACTTGTTGCTAGCTGCAGCGAGCTCAATGAGGTCAGCTTCGAAGTCAGTAAGGATTTTAGCCTTCTCTCTACCCTGCATCTGTACAAGGTCAGAGATAGTGCGGAGCGGGTTAGTATCCTTCCCAAATATGCGGTCGCCCATCTGAGCGATTTCGTTCAAACGAGAAAGCGCAATAGTGGCTTTGGTAGGAGTTCTGTAACTCGCAGTCGGTACGAACATCGCTTCTGCGACGGTCGTAGCTTCCTTCTTAATCTCAGTCTCAGCCTTTGGCTTCGGCTGTTCGTTACTACCGAAGTTACTGGCGAGCTCATCGATAAAGGGCTTAGCGTTCTTAAAGTTGAAGTCGGCACCGAGCTCTTCTTTAAGTACGTTCACAAGCTCCGTTGCCGTCTCGCGATCAACGCCACGGCTCTCAAGCTCACGACGGATGCTAGCGTCGATACCACGACGAGCAGCGTAGTCTGGAACATTAACGTCGCGAACTTCGCGCGCGGCCATGGCACGCGCCATCTCTTCGGGCTTGAGTGCAGAGTATTTTGCACCGCGAGGAAGTGCCTCACGTTCTTCAAATGCACGGTCAGTATAGCGGATAGCTTCTTCAAGGGCCGAGCGTGTATTCGGCGTAGTGCCAAGCGTCTGACGGACGAGGTCGACCATCGCCTTGAACGTGTCACGCACCCAGCCGCCAGCCGGGTTGATGTTCATAGCGCGGAGCTGTGCGTCAGAGATCTTGATCTCTGTGAGCAAGTCTTGGAAGTCAGGGTTGGACCAAGTCTCCGAGATAAACTCGTCAGCGTTCTTGAGGCCGTACCGAACATCAAGCGCTTCGTATGCTGCTTTGAGCTCGGGGTTGTTCTCAAGCTCGCTCTTCACAAAATCGCGAAGGCTTTCGATCTGCTTAGCAAGAGCCTTGTTACGGCGGATAGCATTTGCCAGCACACCATGCAGCGCCTCATGGATAATGAGGTTGCGTCCTTCCCGCGTGCCGGGAACATAATAGTCCTCATGGATGAGGATATGGTTCTTGATCGGATCGTAAGCACCTGCAATGCGGTCGCTACGCCCAGTCAGGATATTGGCGCGGCGCATTGTGTCGTTATCGACGACCATTACCTTCATGTCGCCAATGAGGCGCATGATACGGCTTTCGATAAAATCGCTTAACGCGTTACGAACCTTCTTCTTGTCCCCAGTGAGTACGTTCTCAGCGAACATCTCACGGACAGTCGTTTCGCGGCTTGCGTAGATTGGCTCGTCTGAGATCTCGTTAATGAGACGGCGGAACTCGCTTGTCTGCAAACGGCTGATCGGAAACTCAGCGTTGGCACGAACAGCGGCAAGGAACTCGCCCTTGTCAGAACGGACGATCCAATTCTTAAACTGGCTATCCGTCATGTTGTTCAGGCGTTCGGCAAGGCGAGCCTTCTCAGAACCACGCGACGAGTACTCAGCCTTCAGAAGATCATAGATGCTGACTTCGCGACCAGTAAGTTTGGCGTAATTATCAGCCGCGTCTTCTGCGGCTTTGGCGCGGTTCTCGTCCAGAGAGATGTAGTTCTGCTGATCGTTAACGTCAGACTGACCGCCAGACTTATCACTCTTTTTGCTGTCGAGATGAAGACGTGCAATCTCTTCGAGCTGCTCCTTTGGAAGAGCAAGGAACGCATCCTTATCCTTCTGCCGCTTGAGCTGAGTTTCTACGATATCGTCAATGGCAGCTTTAACCTGCGCGTCAGTGTAGTCGCGCTTCTCCACCTCAGGAGGAGTTTCGGGTTCAGGAAGTTCTGCCTTAGCTGCAGCTTCTTCCTCTGCTACGCGACGACGTTCGATGGTCTCAAGATTAGCTTCATGTTCTTGCTGCCATGCAGCATCAATCTTTTTAGTGCGCTCAGTGTTTGCAGCCGAGCGGCCACGTGTCTGACCAGACTTCGCTTCAGCGGCGTCCTTGTAATACTGCGGTGCAGCATCTCCAGCGGTCTTAACGGCAGTGAGGGCGCGGCGCACAAATCGGTCGCGTGCTTTCGGGTTAGTCGTATCAGGGGCAACACCGAAGTCACGGTTGTCGCCTTCTGTAGTCAAGCGATAACCGCGCTGCGCGGCAGCGGCTTCGCGGGCAAGTTCTGCTTCCTGCTCAGCGCTACGAAGGATACGACGCGGCGGCTGCTCAGCCTTCGGCGGCGTTACTTCGGTAGTAACAGGAGCTTCCGACGCTGCTGCCTTTGGCTTTTCGGGAGCCTTAACGCGGCGGCGCACACGCTCAACGATTGGCCCAGTCTTGGGACCGGCACCGGCGGGAGGAGTTTCGACGCGCTCTGCTATGACTTCCTGCGGTGTGCGGACTTCGACAGTATCAGTAGGTGCAGCCTGTTCGGCTACCTTGGCGATATCAGCGTTAACCGTCTCGCTGCTCGTCAGAGCATCAGTCTTCGGCGTACCAGCTTCATCACGAACTGTGATGGCTGCAGGCTCTGCGCCACGCTCTTCGACGGCACGAACTGCTTCTGTCTTAGAAGTATCACCCATGCCAAGGGCTTCGTTAAGACGCCCCTTTTTATCAAGATCACGCAGAGCTTTGGCGGTAATCTTTTTGGGGTTGTAGTACGCACGAGTACCGCTCGGCAGCTTGATGGACTTCATACCTTCTGGCAGAGGAGGGATGCCATTCTGCACAAGTTGGCGATCTTCAAACGTCACACCTTCTGGGAACAAAACAGTAGAACGGCCAGCTTCAGGACTGACCATATCATTGACCTGAGCCTCAAACTGTTCGGGCTTCTCGGCAACAGTTGGTTCGCCCTGCGTGCGTTGTTCGATTGTAGGCTCAGGCTGGGTTGCTTCGATACCAGCTTTGATATTTTCGTCTTCGATCTGACGCTTTGTCTTACCTTCTGGCGGTGTCAGCGATAGCTCGCTGAAATCTAACCTGCCTGTGGTCCAATGGCTTTTACCGTTCTTGCTTGTATAGAAGCCAAACGATGGACCAGTTGTGCCGTCAGAAAATACAGACCGCACAACGGTGCGCGGTAAGCGGCGTCTGCCAGAAAGGAAAGCACCAATCCCAGTCGCAGGTTCCTTGTGCTCGACTGTGAATGTGAGAACGCCATCCGGCGTATATAGCTTTGTTCCCTCGGGAAGCTTCTGCAGCGTCTCATACGCGGCACGTGGATACGCTTTTGTACCCTGCGCTTCAACAACATCAGAGAACGAGACGTCAGCGGGGGCAGGCTTAGCTTCTTCAGTAGTTTTAGCTGCGGCTTCCTCAGCCGCGCGCTGCTCTCTAACGCGGCGCACAAGCTCTTTAGCTCGCTCGTTAAGATCGTTCTTCGCTGCGGCCTCAACCGTCGGATCGATATCAGTTGTCGTTGCCGTACCAGCGTCAGGCTTTACTGCTTCTGCTACTGCCGGATCGACACCAGCGGGTGGGCGGGCAGCACGTTCTTCTGCACGGCGCTCGATGCGGCCAGCAACCTTTACACCACCAAACGGGACACCGCTGAAGAACGCATTAACAGTAGCATCCGCGACCTTAGCTGCACGATGAACAAAGTCTTCGTTACCACCGAAGTAACCGGCCAGAAGCTCGGTCGTTGCAGCGCTAGCGAACCCGCCAACGGCAAACATGGCAGGATCGGCGACGGCCAGACGAGCAAGATCGCGTGTGAAGTTCTGTGTGAACTTACCCGGATCGCCGATGTACTTAACCATCAAACCAGTGGCGAGACCGTTCACGGCACCGCCAATGAGTGAAATCCTACGGACGTCCTGCTGTGTTAGCTCGCCAGACTTGAGCTTGTCTTGGATGCCCTTGTCTTCGAGCAAAGCGTTGTACGTCGCACCGATACCTTGCACGGCACCAATGCCCACGCCTGTCGCGACACCGCCAAGCATGAAAGGAGCGAAGCCACCAAAGCCTTCGCCAAAACGCTCCATCAGGTATGTGCCGAAATCCCCGACACCCCTAACTTCGCTCAGGCTATTGATCTCACCGCGAACCAGTTTGGCCTGACCTTCAGACCAATCAGCAAGATCTTTGGCCCAGTCCAGTTTGATCTCTTCGTTCGTCAGAAGTTCTGACATCACGTTGAGACCACGTGCCGCTTCACCAATCGAACCAGCCATACCCTTAGCGGCAGACATGGTGAACGGTGCGACGAGCTTAGAAGCGAGCTGACCAGCTACGACGTTACCGCCAGCGGGGTCATAGAAGTCGCCCATAGCGTTACTAACGCCAAGGCCAACGTCACGAAACTGATCGCCTTCGTTACCAAGCCCTTGGTCACGCGGCTGCTCTTGGAAAACAGAACTGTCGCGCACACGCTCGGGCTCGGAGGCTGGCATGGGGGCATCGCGCATGATCGCAAGACCTGCGCTATCACCCATCGGATCAGTGCCCATCAGCGGAGGCTCAACGCGCCCCGGTGCGGTCTCTTTCTCTGGCTCAGTCGAGCTAATATCACGCAGATATTGTTCGCCAGCCTTTAGAGCTTGGCCGACAAAACCCGGCTTCGGATTGTTTTCATCATAGAGAAACTGTTCGAAATCCAGTTTCTCATCCGCATTGCTTTTGAGAAACTGTTCGAAATCGAGCTCAGCCATCACAGTCCCTCAGTCGAAAATCCGTTTTCTTTCAGGTAGTTTAGCATATCCTGACGTCTAGCTGGGTTCTCTTTTAGGACACGCTTAGCTTCTTTCATATCTTCTGCGGAGAGAGGAGAAGGACCACGGTCACGAACTGACTTCTGCACGCCCATGATCTGGCGTGCCGTCGCACCATCAACGATCACAGGGCGGTTGTCACCAATACGCAGACGACCTGAACTGTCGAAACGTACAGGCGTGTTTGGGTCGACAGCTTCATTCATCAAACGAGCCACTTGGCCCTTAGTCATCTCGTTCTTCTGGCCAATGACAACGGCAGCATCTTGGATGCGGCCAATGTCTTTTTTCGGTAAGCGCTTGGCAAGCATAGTCGGAGCTTCTGGAGTACCAGCAATAGCTTCTTCGTACTCTTTGTAGACATCGTTGAGCTTCTCGCCCTTGACCGAAAGGTTCGTCGTGTTCTCCGAACGGATATCGGCCTTCGTCGATCCAAGCTGACCAGTCGTCATGCTCTCAACAAAGCGGCCACGAGCGCGTGCCGGGGCAGTAGCCTCAGAACGTGCATCGCCTTGGACGACCGGGATCGCTTCGCCAGTGTCGACATCCTTGTCAGACAGCATATCGACGTAACCACGGGTAGTAACCGCACGGGTCATTTTATCGACGTCGACCGCTTCGCTAGCCTTAGCCTTTGCTGAACCGCTGGGAGACAATGGTGTCACGCCAAGACCGCGCAATGCGTAAGCTACGCCAGTATCAGAGCGCTTCTTAGCTGGGATATTCTGACGTACACCAGCAACGATCTTGCCGTAAACTTCGGTAGCCTTGTCCTCAATCCGCGCACGCTCTTCCTCCGTCTCAGCGGCAGCGTGTTGGCGTTTGAGGATGTTATGCTCCTTAATCAGAGCGGTAGTATCAATAGCTTCAGTGGCTGGAGCTGTTGCACCGGCCTTAGCCTGAGGCTTCGCACCAATCCCACGCGCTTTGGCTTGCGCTGCAACCTGACCGAGCTGTTGTGTGAACGCCTGACCGCTTCTGAGTTGCTGCGCCATCTGGGCAAGCTGCGGCGGTGTAGCGTTAATCTCTTCCTGAGTGACGTTACCCTTAACGATCTTAGCTTTAACTGCCCCATCGGGGCCGACGGTGAAGTCTTCACCCTCAGTCGCAACTGCCGGACGGATCTGCATCGGGCCCGGAAGATCGTAATTGTAGGCGTCGGCGATCAACTTAGCTGCAGAGCGAACGTCACCGTCTTCGAGTGCCTGTGTGGCAAGCATACCGCGCGTCTGCGAGTTAGCCTTGTTGTACATAAGAAGGCCATTGGCAGCGGCGGCACCCTTATCGGGTTCGCCCTTCTTATCATAGTACTCGTACATCGCTGCGATACGCGCCGCGCTCTTGGCTTCCTCAGGAAGCACATTGTCGGGATCGATGATCTGATCGAGGGCTGCAATTTGGTCCTTAGTGAACGCGCCCTTGTTCTGGGCGAACGCGCGATACTTGTCTTCGCCGCCGTCGACAGCCACAGCTTCGTTACTAGCCGTGAGGTTCTGGACCATGTTCTTAACACCGGCATCCACGCCGGGAGACGCAAGCTCGAACATCTTGTCTGCTACGTCGAACTGCTCAGTATTAGTGGGAGCGGCTTCATCTGACGGCGTAGTAGCATCGTCAACAGCGCGCTTTATGCTCGAACCTACGAGACCGCCAGTCGCGTAAAGTTCAGACGTGCCTGCCCCAATGTTGGGGTCCATCTTGTTGTAGTTAATGATGTCTTCGTCGAGCTTATTTAGTGTGTTGATGTCGCCAGCGCGGAACGCGCGACCGCGAGCACCAAGCAGGCTCTTCGCACCAGCTTCGAAATCAGACAACGAACTATCTTCGTCTTCGTCACTACCATAACCGTAATGGCGCTTTGAAGCACCACTACGGGCCTTGAGGTAGGCTTTGCGGTACTCGCTATCGTCCATCATCTTCCAGCCAGACTGCAGGCCAGCGGTGAACTCTTTAAGCTCTTGAGCGAAACCCATTAGACGGCTCCACGGGATGCAAATGTCGGGGGTTGAATTGGTGCCATACCAACTTCAGGGATTGCTCCAGAACGCTGCGGAAGATCCGTGCGCTCCTTCTTAGCTTTCTCGATCATTTGGTGCATGGTCTTCTCGCCGACCCAAGCGACGACGTCCTTAGGAACAACGAACTCGCCAGCGTTCAGACGGGCAGGGACATCGTCGACGGCCTTACCACGTGTCGGAGAAGCTTCGGCTGGGACTGCGCCACCAGAGACCGGACCACCATCTTCAAGGTAAGACATAGCCGCTTTGGCTCCGATACCAAGAACGGTACCAGCCAGACCGCCCCAACCTGATGAGCTGGACTGATTAGCCTTCCAAGCATCAAGCGAGTTCTGGTAACCCATATTGAGGATGTTGCCCCAAGTACCAACGGCTTGGTTGCCGAGACCCTGCCACTGAGTAGCCGTTCCCATGGTGTTAGCACCGGAGGCTGTGGTAGCGAGGCCAGCATTGACTGCTTGGTTACCACCCTGAAGTGCAGTGCCGTATGTAGCGGCAACCTGACCGGGGTAGCCCCTGCCGACGTTGATGGCTTCAGAACGCAGGGCGCGGGATACCGCGTCAACCTGAGCGTTGGCTTGGTTACCAGCAGCCGCCGTAGCAGCCGCCTGACCTGTACGAGCGCCGATATCAAGAGCAGCGTAACGGGTCGAGCTCGGATCAATACCGAAACTCTCAAGGTTACGGGTAGCGGCCTCGCGAGCGCGGTCAAACTGCTGGGCTACGCCAGCTTGGGCGCGTCCAACTTCAAGTTCGCGGCGTTCTTTAGTGCCATATGTCGAGGCGTCCCGTATGAGGTCCATCTCAAGCGGGCGGTATTTCTCGGTATAGAAGGCGCGATCAGCTTCGGCGGCTCGCTGATTGTCCTCCATGATCTGCATGGCGCGGCCAATGACGCGGTCTGAGACTTCGCGGTCAAGCCTATATTGTTCCTTAGCCCAGTCTAGCTGCTCACGGCCTAGCTTATAGGAGTACTCGGCAGACTTCTCTGAGGCTGCGGCGAGTTGGCTATAATCTGGTGCCGGAGGTGCCTTAGCTTTACCACCCATTACGCAGCCTCCTGCATCAAAAACTCGCGGCTAGGTTTCAGTTTTAGCCAACGGCAGTCTTCACGAACCATAGACACAACGATCAAGTCCTCGTCTGGGAAGACATCCTTGATCCGAGCCTCTATCTTAAACCCTAATTTAAGGTCAAAGTCTAGGGCATGACTGTTGTTTGCAGGTATTTGGCCGAACAGTTTCCGGCATCCTAGCTGCACAAATGGGTAATGGAACGTGATCCAAAGCATGTCCCTACTGGCCCACTTTGCATCAATACCATAGGTGTGCAGGTTAATACTTGCACCAGTGTACCCATTGAAAATAACGCCACCAGTCAACTCACCATTGCGGACATTAGAGATGACGCGGTCGACGGCTGGATTGAACTGTACGCCTGCCCCTTCGGCTATTAGATATCCGTGAACTGGATTACCTAGCTCGATCATTAACCACACAGATAGATGCAAGCGACAAGTTTAACTTCGTCCGGTGAAGAGAATGTAACATTCTCACGGGCTTTGGCAACGGTGCAACCACGGACAATGTCATCGGCTTGCTTCATACCTTTACCCGGCATGGAGGACGAGACAATGAGGTCGCCTGTCTCAATGTCGCCATTTTCTCCACAGACGAGAACCTGACCTTCACCCAAAGCATTGACGGCGATGTAGTCGTAGTTACCGCGCATGGCCTCCCAGATAGGGGTCATCTCGTTCTCGACATACCTGTCCTCTGTAAGGATAACAGGCCACTCTACGCTCCCATCACGAGCTGCCTCTGTCTGAGGGGGAGGGTTCTGATCGAATACTGCCGGTGGCATGGTATTGCCGAGACGTCCGTGTTTATACGCAACTACCCCAACAACACCTTTTTGGTTTTGGCGACTGCTTTTCTCAACCCGGCAAAGGACGTTAGACACACTACGACGGACAAGGCACTCCACATCGACAACGATCTCTCCAATTTCGACGTCATAGTCTATCTCAGTAAGAGCATCGTGAGCACCAGTAAACGGGCCATAGTTTATCCCGTTACCTTCGGCATAAAAATCATAGCCGTTAGCTACGCCGACAAGTCCAGATGTGTACCCAGTTGAGAAGTTAGATCGGCCACGAACGCCATGGTTGAAGGCTCCACCATCAGCGCCAAGGCCGTAGATACACTCAACTCCGTTAGCACTGGTACTAAGTGCTGGTAGGTTTGGGTCTGCGATGTTGCCGCCACTTAGGCAGGTAGTAATCGGTCGCCACAGAAATACGTTCTGGTTGCCGGTATACGCCTGCAAAATGTACTGGCCGCTACTATTGGTAATTAGAAGGTTCACAGCCGTGAGCGTGCCGCCACTAATGCGGTTAGCGCTTAAACTACCAGTAGTGATTTTACCCGCGTCGAGATCGCCAATATAGGCGCTGCCTATAGCTGCGAGATCGATATAGGTCGCGACGTTAGAAGTCCTGATCTTGTCTAATACTGCAAATGGCCCGAGCCCACTCACCTGCGTATTAGGAAGCGACCCAGTAATCTTAGAAGCCGACAGCGCAGCATCAACCGCGAGCTGACCGCTACTAATAAAAAACGGTGTCGCTGTACCAGTTGGTGTGGTTACGATGAACTGGTCTGTGTTGAACTTGATACGACTTGTGCCATTTGAGAACGCTTGGATACGCATCCCAGCACTGCTGTAGGTAGAGTTAGGACCACTCTCAGCCGCACGGACCTGTACCTGAAATTCTGCAGCCGCTCCGTCCGATGGACTAGCGCTTGCCAGAAGTTGGTAGAACCCGCCAGCCGAACCACCAGTGGTCTTAACTTCAAGGCTGTTAAGGTCAGACGCTAGGGCGCTCGTACCATTAGCTGTCGTAACCTGCGTACCGTTAATCGTCGCAGTGTTACCATCAGGGCCAATCGATACAAGGTTATCGAGGCGAGTAGCCGTAGTCTTATCGCCGTCAGTCTTTGAAATGCTCTCGGTGACAAGAGTTGAAAGCAGCACGCCGAGGCTGTCGACGTTTGTAACAACTTGCCACGCCGACCCCGTCCACTTTTTAAGGGTGTTAGCTAAAGCGGTATCCAGCCAAAGATCATTAACGGCAATAACGCGAGGCGTCCTAGACTGAATGAACGCAGTTGTCTGCGTCTGCCAGCTAGATCCGTTATAGACCTTCAGTAACGTAGTCGTAGTGTCGAACCAGATAGTTCCAACAGATGGCGAAGTTGGAGCTGTCGACTGAATGAACGCAGACCGAGTAGCCCATAGAGAACCATTCCACTGCTTAATAACTGGTGGCGACGTGTTAACATCGACCCAGTAATCGTTAACTAGAAGCGAGCGTGGGAAGTTACTTTGGATATAGGTATAGGCGTTAGTTGACGCGGTAGTAACAGCGTTAATCTGTGTGGCAATCGCACCATCTGGACCTGACAACGCAAGGATATCGGTAGTAACCGCCGCGATCATGCCCTGCGTTTGAGCGTTTACCGTATCGATACGGCCAGACAACGCCTGTGTCGCTGTCGAGCGGGCTAGCTGCTCTGTTACGATCTTAGCGTTAGTGTCATCGACTGCCGCATCTAGCTGAACGATCTGAGCTTTAGTTACGGCATTGGTATCCTCAATACCTTGCCGAAACATATCTAGCGCGTTCTGCAACGTGGCGAGCGCAATACGCGCCTCACGCTGGTTCTGCTCAGCTAATTTAGCTGCTTGCGCCGCCGCTTTGTCTAGGATCTGATCGAGTGTCGGATCTAGGAGGATCTTACTCCAGTTCGTCTTCTCTGTAGATATAGTGACCGCTTTCTTAATGGCGGTATCGAGATCTGCAACCGTAGCAACCCATGCACTGCTATCGCCAGTCTGACGACTTAGAACCTCTACAGTCTGCTTGAGGGCGCGAACAGCCGTTGCGACACTATCTAGTGTCGTTCCAACTTCGGGGATAGCTGCGTATTTGTTATTACGAACATCAACCACGTCCAAGCTCCCTTGAAGTCGACGCGATCTGAATATCAGTTACGATCACACGAGCTTCAATCTCGAACTGCCACTCCTCAGCCATAAAGCCTGACGGCAGGCGGAACTCTTCCCCTGAGGTACGGAGCTCTCGCGAGAAGCGCAACACGCCGTCGCAATAGACGCGGAAGATACCATACATACTCGCAGTGAGCGTAGTTGGGTTTACAACACGGTCGATAAGGGTAGGTGCGCCGGGAGGAACAGTGAAATAGATCTTGGCTGCGCCAAGGTTTTCTTTCTTGTTCATCTTAAAGATCTTCGACCGCCACTTATACGGTTGAAGATTTGTGCTGTCTGGGTTGTCGAGGACAAAAACCTGACCGCCTTTGATAATCAAAGGCAAAGCTGACCACGGGTCTGCGATGATGTTACTAATCGCGTACGACGTATCTTTAAGCTGGATGTACCCAAGGCGCGAGTTTGAAGCCGACGGATCAATCATGATCCCATTCGTCTCCGTAATGCCCGGTGTCTCGTACGCCATATAGGCAGTGTTAAACTGCACGGCGCGAAGCTTATAGATGTTGCTGCGGCTCTTCCACTCCGCCGGACCAATAAGTCCCTGCGTCAAGTTCGTAACCTGACCGGGAGTGGCAACGACAAGACCATTCGGGCTGGAGTAAATGACGCCGTTTGGCGTTGAGATGATTGAAGCTCGCGACGTGCATGGCTCGTAAGAGTTAATCTTGGCGAGCGACATAACAGACGGATGCACGCCTGTGGCAGTCCACGGTGAGCCTGTCGTGCAGATAATAAGCGTCTGACCCATGACGCCACAGCCAACAACAGGGTAGTCGACGGCTACAGCATATTCGGCAGGCCATGCGTGCGGGCGGTATGGTTCGCAGAACCACACTTCGTTATCTTTCCACGCAGCGATGATCCCGTTAGGCATCGCTACCCAGCCTTTCAGGCTGCTATCTGGCGGTATCCATCCGGTACTCTGCAACTGTTCGTTACCAGTGATATCGTCATCAGTCTTGTTGTCAGAATAGCTGGTAACACCTACTGCGATCTCATCGACACGAAAATAAGTTGCGATACCTAGTACAGATGTAACAGTACGATACACGCGCTTAGTCGTGATCGATCTACCGTTTAACTGCGATGAGGTAGGGTCCGGGATCAGCAGCGACCAAGTCTCGCCGACGTTACCAGTCTTAACGGTCGGAGCGCTTGGGGGGCCTTCTTCGCCGAACTCAGATACATACGTATATACGTACGACCGGACAACCGTAATCGGGTCGACCCAAAAGTCATCTCCACCAGAACCAACGGTTGTATCAGTCATCCGTTACCCCCCGTGCCACCGCCACCGCCAGTGTTCGGATCATAAGGTGAAAAATATGCGTTCTGGTTTACGACTGGGAACGCGGTAAATCCGTTAATCTGGTTACCACTCAGATCAAGAACCTTAACGCGGCTATCTTCGGCAGCGTCATAAGTTACGAGAACTTGATCGCCATAGAGCGTAGTGATCGGAATAGTAAGGACAACAAGAGCATCAACCCCGTCGACATTGACTTGTGTCGGGACATGGTTTGTACCGTTAACAATAACCCCGAAGCGTGTCGGAGCCGGGGAGTTTGTAATCAACTTCTCGTTGAACTTCAGGTTCACGATATTATTGATTGCCGAGTTAGCAATCATAGACGGCCTTGAGTTATCGCCAGCCGTGTTCTCAACCGGCTTCATCACGAAGCCCTGAGCATCATTACCAGCCGTATCTTGGATCGCATTAGCGTCGTTGCTAATCGTAGGATCAGTGTATGAGACAGTAACAACTGCACCGACGGATACTGCGCTCGCGAGCGTAAGGATCACGCAACGATCAGGCGGGTAGATCGACATCGAAGACACGTTAACCTTCGCGCCGTTTGCCAAAACATTGAACGTCGACGTTGCCGGAAGATTGGTATCTTGAAGCGGATTTGCATCCGTAAACCAGACCTTGAGCGTCACACCATCCGGCTCAAGAAGGGCCTGACGGAACGTAGGTCCGATCTTGTCTGACGTATCGTTCCCGACTGTAAGCGTAAATGAAGCAACGTCGTTACCAGCTTCATCCTGCAGGGCTGACTTATCGTCACCAGTGGTTGGATCTTTGTACGTCAGAGTAATGACTTCGTTTGGATCTACGGGCTCGGACAGGTTGAGCGTGCATGTGCGCGCTGGGCCGTCGATAGCAACTGACGCGATCTCAAACGTGCGCGTAGGCGAAGTCACCGTAAACGCAGTGGCAGGTGGAGGGTTAACTGCATCAAGCCTACGCTCCTCAGTGAACTTGATGAGAAGCATGGCACCGCTAACACTGGCAGACGATACAGTCGGAGCAACTGTATCGTCTGGCGTAACTGGAGCAGCAACATTGGGAGCGCTACCCGGTGCAGGTATCCCAAGTTTATAGGCGCTATTCCCAGTAGCGATGCGAGAGTACGTATTGTACGTCGGGACTGTATTAGGTCCGACCCAGTAAAACCGCCTGTAACTGTCATCACGAACCGGAGCTCGTAAGACCTCTACATCGATATCTTGGAACTCCATCCACACGGACGTGTTAAACGTATCTCCAGAATATGGATCGCTCGGGATACGGTAAACGCGAGTAGCAGCCGGGTTAACTAGATTACGCACAAGGCGCGGCGACTTCATGCCGTCGAGCGCACCAGAGTACATCCATGTGTTTTCGGCCAGCGCCGCACCACCGTCAGGGAGCAGACGATCATCCTGTATGGGGATCATACCCCCAAAGACGTTGATGCGAAGCGCGACCATTTAACACTCACTTACCGTTCTTAGCCAAAGCCTTCTTGCCAGCTTCAATCTCTTCGAGCGTAGCTTTGCTCAAAGCAACAGGAGCGGCATCGGCCTTCTGTTCTGTTACGGTAACAGTTACTTCGGTAGTAACTTCCGAAGTAGCTTCGACTTTAGGTGACTTAGCCATGTTAGTTCCTTTCAGCAGTTCCAAGCCCGCAACGACTTGTTGATGCGGGAGTTAGGGTCATTGGCTGTTTTAGCGCTAGTCAGTTTCTTTTTCATCCCTTTCATTCGGGCACAGAAACTGTCACGGCGCGGCCCACCTTCGGGTTGTGGTGGCTTGAGACCCGGCTTACCGGGATTAGCTTTGTTGTAAGCTGCGCGGCCCTTGGCGTTCAAGCCGCCTTTAGGGTCTTTTCCTTCCTTACGCTGCCATGCTGGGGTCTTAGCCATCACTTACCCTTCCGAGCTGCACGCATATTATCGACGAGGTTAGGGTACGGACGTCCAGCTTTACTCGCCATAGCTTTAGCTTTGGCTTTCTGAGCTTCAGACATCTTCTTAGAAGGACCGAGGCCCTTTGGTCTCGGCTTATCCCAAACAGGTGTCTTTGCCATCACTTGCCCTTGTTCATTTTGGACAAGGTCTGAGCCAAGCGAGCACGCTGACCAACTTTGCCTTTTTGCTTAGCTGCCGCTTCGAGCTTAGCCTTGGGGATCTTCTGACCCTGAGGGACACCTAGATCCTTATGGAGCTGACCCGGCTTCTTAATCGCTTTGGCGATCCAGTTCTTAGCCATTACCAGTTTCCTGACGAGAACGGCTGCTCATTCTTAATAAGCAGGATGGTAAACATTGATGAGACCAGATTGTTATTGTTTGAGCCCACAGCAGTGGCACCAACACAATACTTCTCTGGGATCACAAGCGGGTATTTGAAGTTGTACTCAACAGCGCCATTGTTAATAGCGACGACTGCACCGACGCGGGCCACATGATCGGGGCCGGTAACAAGTAACTTACCAACAACGCTAGTCGTTCCAACTTCTTGACCAGAAGTGAACATACCCTCGACGATATAACCGGTAAAACCATTCGGCACGGTGAAGTGCCCAGTGGTTCGTTGGTTGAATGTTGGGAAGATTAAATCCCAACGAACGGCTGGTACGCCAAGCGTAACTACCCCAGTCCCGATGTTAATAACGCCTACGTTATGGCCAGCAGACCCAACGGTAAGGACAGTTACGTTGTTGACCGCTGCAAAGGTATTGGTCGTGGTAACAGCAGTCTGACCGCTCAGGGTGACGATCTCAAAGATTTCGTCGTAGTTAGCGTTGACCCCGTCAATCCGAATAGTACGGGCACCTATACCGGCACCAGCGTCGTCCGTTGAGGTTGAGCTAACGAGAAGTTGAGCCGGTGACTGGCCGTGCGGAACCTTGCCGCCATCCGGCCAAACACTTTCTTCAGCCGTATCTAAGTCTTGGTTATAACCAAAGACGGTTAGAGACCGGTGATAAGGGATATTGCCACGGGCGACCTGCAGCTCAAAAGGCTCAGACTTACGGTTCTCTGATATCGAAGATACAGGACGACCCATGGCATACCCCCCAGTTAAGACAGCTTAACTATTAGCAGCCTTTGCGACCTTTCACCATGCCGCCTTTCTTCATGAACGGCATCTTGGTGTCCTTCTTCATCATGTCAGCCTTAGGGCTCATCTTCTTGTCCATAGCTTTTCCCTTCTTCTCGAAAGGCATAGGACGCTTTGACATTTTAGCCATCAGTCTTCTCCGCAGAAGCCCATCCGTCGGGCGTTGTTGAACTTATTCCCCCGAATGGTTTCGGGGGTATCTTTGGCAGACCAACTGGTGGCAGGCCAAACTGCGCACACGCTACTGACAGTCACGGCAGTGTCCGTCGTTCTCATGCAACTTGCTAGGATCAGTGCTGACAGCATCACCACGACGTATCGCATTTGTGATCCTCTCTAGAGTATTGTGCATGATCTCTAACTGGGCATCGCTACGGGCATCGCCCCTAATCTTCCAGTAGAGACCACCGAGAATAGCTATGGTGACGAGGAATATACCAACATAGCGTCCGATTGGCGAGAGGAACCAAGCTATAACCGGCACGGTTAAGCGCCCTCTTCCTTGAGCATCTGGTATCGCCAATACCATATAGCGACCGCCATAACGACAATGGCTATAGCGATCCAAAAGCTTGGCGAACGCACCAAGGCTGTCAAAATCCCGACACTGTCGTGCGTAGTGGACGCCGCTGAGACCGCTTGGTTGAACTGGCTCGCAGCCTCAAGACCGCCAGCAATCCCTACGCCGACGGAGGTGTTGGCGATGCGGGACTTCGTAATCGGCTTCGGAGGCTGCGGTACGTCGACCGGTGTGGCAGCAGATGCCACGCGATTAGTCTTGATCTCCCGCCATAGAGCCACTTCAGCGCGACGGCGATTAACAAGTCCCGGAAGAACCTTCCCATTGTCGTTCACCCACTTCATGAACTCAGCGGGAACCTGATCGAATTTCTTAGCGTTAACACGCTTGAGCAGAGTAGAGCGAGCGAAGGCCCCCCTGCCGACATTGAACGTGAAAGAAACCAGAGCGTCAAATTGCTCTTGGGTGAGGTCGACCGTGACAAGTTCTGACACCTGCTGGGCAACTGCCGTAACGTCCCTATCGAAGATATTCTCGCCTTCAGCCTTAGTGATAACCATCCCGGCTTCTGGGATCGGATCACCGGCAGCGGCGGTATGACCGTATCCAATAGTTAACATCCCGATAACAGGCCCGCCCTTGTAATGCTTCTTTGGCTTGGCGTCGTCATAGCAGTAGGGGATGAAGGTCTCCCAGCTCTTGATGAGCTTGCGACCCTTTGGTCCTACGTTCATCGTGGAAGGCTCCATAAATAACTAAGTACTTTGGTGGCAGCGATTGTAATGGCTGATGCTGCACCGCCAACCATAACCATGACCTTCCACCCGCCTCTGGCCTGATGCAAGATCTGAAGCATCTCATTCTGGTTCTTAATAAGTGTCGCAACATCCCGCTCCAAGCGGTCGATCTTGGCTTCAAAGTTACCGACTGTGCGCTGGATGTCGTCCATGGTTGGTCACCGGGCTGTCAAGTTGTATGAGATGGTATTAACTTCGGTGTCGCCTTTAGAGGTCAGCGCCCTTATTTCGACATCGTACTGTACATTGGCTTCGCCACCAGAGACATAGAAAACTACAAGTTTGCCATCGACGAGATGGTACTCGTCGACATCGAACTGGTTTTGTGTCTGAGGAGTTACTACGAAAGTAACCTCTTCAACGAGCTCATCGTCATCGAGCCATATACTATAGTCGATGTTGTAGCGTTTCCGCTCGGTCGGTCTCTTGAAGTATCTTCCTAAGAGCATGGCGGCAACTCCGGGAATAGGCATGTCTGGATGAAGTCATGCACTGTCTCTTCGTCAAAGCCAAGAGACATCATGACCTTAGGCGTATGCGGGTTGCACTTTTGGTTGCGACAATACCTATTCTGAGCGTCGGTATACTCGCCACTTATAGCACCTATGCTATTGAGGTGGTAGTTCAGGGTGTCGTCTACTAAGTCTAAAACTGTCTTCAGTTCGGCTTGATCTGAGATGTTACCTGCAGCGACCATGCTTGAGCTAAATATCTCGCGCGCCCAATCTGGTAAAGATCTCTCCTTACTCCACTCAAGACCTTTGACCCGGTTAGAGAACCACTCAAGCATCGGGCTATTGGGGTCTATGGGGCTGAAATCGTGGAAGGCTCCGGTGACTTTGTTTGGTCCTGCGATCAGGTCAAAGCCAAAAATGGGCGAGCCGTCAGTAGTGTGTGGGAACACCGTCAGGTGCATCATGTAGAGCTTCTTCGTGTCCCGCACGTCGACGACGTCGAGATGGGCGCGACGGAAGGTATCCGCACGCCAGACACAGTTAAGCCATGGGTATCTGTGGCCTTCGTCTACTGGTTCGTAAGACGAGAAGCGTGCGATGATTTGATCTTTAAGGGCGTCAAGATGCGCGAATGTCGTGGGCATCCGACACCTCGTCGAACAGTCTTAAGGCGAAGTCAAAGACCCGGTTCGCCTCTTCTCCAAGCTCGTCAGATAGTTTCTCACGAACCTTCTTCACCAGCTCTGCACGATCCTTAAAGTCGTACATGGTGCATGAGCCGGGAGCGACCTTCTTGATGATCTGCCCGCCATAAAGGTCTGCGAAGTGCCGTCCGTATACATGAGCCCAGAGATAGTCCGGCTTCACCCAGTCGAGGTAGCGGATATACTCTCTGGTTGATGGGTATATGTCAGACACACGCTCTAGTTCGTAAAAATCGCGCCAGATGTGCTGTGACCTGTACAGGTCTTCGATACCATCAAACATGCCATGCTGGTAAATCTTCTGCTCAAGCGCTTCGTAACAAGTCGCTTGGTTGGCAAGGAAGTCCGCATAGATTTTGTCCGGCATTTCGCCGGACAATAGAAGCACAACAAAGCGGTGGTGTTCCGCCTTGTCATGCTTCTCTTTGATAGCGTCCCGAAGGCTCATCATGCAGCCGGGAGGGAAGGGGGTGCCGGAAGGCCGAGTTCTTCCGCTAGAGCAACCGCTGCGGCGTGCTCAATCTCTTGCACTTGGCGGTCGGTTTTACCGGCATATCGGTCCTTAACGCTGTCTGTTGCAGCGTCATAGTAGAACCTATGCTGCAACTGGTTAGAGTTAGGAGCTTCATAGGCCCCATCATCTGTCACAACCAGAACTGGGTTGTTAGCCAAATCGCCGAGGACATTGAATTTAAGTTTTGCCATTTCTCAGACCTCAGTACGGAAGGTTAGATTGGAAGTCGAACTCAGAAACGTGAGTAAGACCCGGATAGTTAGTTGTATTTGGGCCCGGTGCTGACGGGAAATACACAGTAGTTGTGAATACATCTGGAGATCCACCAGCCGTCAGCGACGGTGAAGCATATCCAAAGATGTAAGCTGCCGTGTAGTTAGAAGCGTAGAAATTCCCGTTTTCAATAAACGCAAACTGGTTGTTGCGATATTTAACAGGATAAGAACCAGAGGTAGTGTTGTTGCTAGTTGGCGAAGAGATCCACGAGCTATTGCGTTTGTCGATAACCCACCCACGCATACCACACTGGTAGTAGTAATAGACTGCCCAAGCGCAAACCATGCTACCATCACGTGTCTGCATTTGGCGCTGACCGTATGCCTCGCCCTGATCCACCCCATAAGATGTCGTCATGCTTTGCGAGCCAACAAGTGTATTTGACAGAGAAGCATCGCCTGTGGCGCGAGTTATCTTCCACAAATAATAGTTATTGCTATTCTCGTTAAACGAGCTGACGAAGATAGAACCATCATCGACGAGAACCCATTTTGAGTTAAAACGCCCTTCGTTGGTGTTTACCCAAGATGCAAGAGTTGTATTAAGCAGTACGTCAGGGTTGCCAAGCGTTGCCACGTTACCCACTACAGCGTCAAAATCAAAGTTCTTCCAGATACCGATATTGACACGACCGCTAGTCGTAGACGTAAAGCAAGCGACCATAAGTTCTTTACGAACGGCGTTATAGGACGCGGAGCCGTACATAGACGTAATCTGGCTACCGCCATCATACGTCGTAAAGATGCTTGCTAAATTCTTCTTAGGACGCGGGAACGGATCAGTAGCCGTGACAGCGTAAGGAACTGGTGTCTGCTCTGGACTAACAGTAAGCCACCCAGATGAAAACTGCATAGTCAGCTTCTTATTGGCGTGGTCGCTATTAACAAAAGCTCTATTAGCGCGGACTGGTGCGGTTGCAGTCTGTGTTAAGAAGCGGAGAGACGATGACATAATAATGCCACGCTCAGAAGCCCAAGCAGCAGCTTGACCGTATTCGCCCATACTCGCGGTACCGCAAAGTGGGAGCGAATACGATGATGTTGACATAGCTGTTTGTGTATTTGGTCCCATGCTAGCGTTGTACATTTGCCCAGCATTTTGGACATATGTTGTATTCTGGTTCTCAAGATCGTTAGTAAACCCTGCAGCGTAATTCTGGCCGATTAAGTTCGCCGCTGCCCCGATACGCCGAAACTCACCGTCGTAGAATACTGCTCCGCAAAACGTTGACGACGTGTTGAACGACATCATTGCATACGATGCGCGCGGCATAGCTTGCCCTGACATCGTATTGAAAGCGCCGATTGTGTTCTGGGTACCAGAAGTGACTTGCGAAAGGAAAGCCATCGTTATTTCTCCGTGTTAGACCAGACGCCAGCCGTAGGTGGCCCCAGAATAAGTCAGTTCGATAGATGCGTTTTGGACATCGAGGAATAGGTCTTCACTAAGACCCATAATCTTCAGTCCATTTCGTGCGACACGCAGATTGAATTGTTGGAACGTGCCAGCTAGATCCGCGATCTTCACGCGCGCATTAAGCGAAGGCGATGCCGGGAGTGTTACCGTGAACGGACCAGATGTCGTATTGCAGAAGAGGAAATCTCCAGAGACCGCCGTGTAGTTTGCGGTTTTGGTATTCCACGATCCGCCGACGCTAGCGAGACCCGTATCAACATAAGTCTTAACCGCGTACTCAGTAGGCACCGCCGTGTTGGAGTTACCCGACAGTGTAGCGTCCGACGAGAACTCGTTGATGGTCTCGCCGAGCTGCGCACCAATCGAACCCAGTCGCAGCGAGGTCAGACCGGCGAGGTCGAACGCGCTGGCGTTAAGAGTTGCACGGCCCGTTGCTTGGTCGATGCGGAAGTACTCGCCAACTCGGAAGTTACCATCTTGGTCGGTCGAGACGTAGAACACGCGACCGGGGAAAGCTTCATCCGTCTCATTACCCTGCGCTGCCGGTTGTGTCGGCTCTCCCGGATAATTGGTTGTCGAAACACCGCCCGTGCCAATCGACAAGAAGTCGTGACCGGTAAGGCGGATTTGCGAGTACTTCGAGCGAAGCGTAACAACCGCACCGCTGGCAGAACCTGACGGCTTTTCTTGTGCCAGAACAACCGTGATGATGCTGCTGGCGTTGGTCCAAGTACCCGTGACGCTCTGCACCACATAGGCAAACGTGTCGCCAGTAATCTGGATCGACTGACCGGGCTTCGGCAGTGCGGTGAGGTTATTCATCACCAGCACGAAGCCCTTCTGATTTTCCAGAGCGCCGTTCGAAACCGTCCCTGTGCCGCCACCTGTAAAGGTCAGCGCCTGACCGCTTGTGAACGTACCGGTCGCATCGCGGACGTACACCTTGTTAGCAGTCGTCTGGACATTGGTCACAGTCGCCGAACCGGTCGCCGAAGTGACCGTATCTCCGACGTTGATATTGCCACCACCGTACAAGAAGTTGAGCTGCTGGCCGAGCAACGCACCTGTTACTGGGGTTTCGCCAGCGTCAAAGCCACGCGACGTTGCACCCCAAGTGCCATAGCTATTGTTACCGTTGAGTGCGCGGATGAAGCCGCCACCCGACGCGGTATAGCCAAAGTAGCAGTAGTAGGTGAAACAGGAGACGATTTCAGCCTTACCGCCGTCCTTCACCCAGTAGCCGATACCGTTGTCGTTGATGACGGTGTAACCGTGGAAGATCATTGTCTTCGCACCGGTCGCATGGACCGTGCCGTCGATCAGAGCGCCAATCGCACCGGAACCGATAAACGCGCACTCCAGAACGTAGGGCGACTTATGGGTAATCGGCGAAGCCGGATTGAACCCAACGACCACACCTTTAATCGTCGAAGTTGTGACGTCGGCGGCTGTTGTGCCCGGAACCCAACCGGTCATACCAGTAAACGTCATCTTGTTCAGGATTGAGCCATTGCTCATCTGGAACATAGTCGACTGGTTGTTTGGAGTTACGCCATCATCGCTCAAACCAGCCTTAGGCTGCACGATGACGGTACGTTGATTATCACCAACAATGGCGACGTTAGCCGGGACAACAATCGGAAGCTGCTCCGAATAAGTACCAGTTTTGACAAAGATGGTTGAGCCAGTCGGAGCCTGTTGGCAAGCATACTTGATCGACGCAAACGGATAGGCTTGGTTCTTACCAGCCGTAGTCGCGTCTACACCGTGCGGAGCAACCCAGAAAACCTTGTCTGAAGCTGTTGCACCAATCCAATCAATCGTCGATCCGTCAGCAGAAACAGTAAGCGAGCGACCATTATCACCAGAGACAATAGCCGGAAGAACGTCTGCGCCACCGAGAACAAACGCTGCCCACTTACTAGCTGTAAGGTCGGTATTAAAGTCAGCGGCAGAGGTGTGATCTATAGTCGCGATGTAAGCCGAACCGACAGCATCCTTCACAACATCATCGCGAAGGTATGATGTGGCAGTCGCCCATGCACCGCGCCAGCGGATGCCGCTGTTAAACTTCACCCACTTATTAGCAGCGAGGTCCGTCTCGAACGTAGTTGAAGCATTACGAACAACACAGATGTACGAGTTACCGCCGTGGTTAACCACGTCGTTAATGTAGTATTCTGTAGCTGTCGTCCACGCTCCGCGCGAACGGATGCCTTCATTGAACAACTGCCAATAAGCAGAGTTCAGAACGCCCGTGCTATTGATAGGGAGCTGATTAGTGTTGTTGGCCGTAGCTTTGTAAATGTTCGCGCCATAAGCTACGACATCGCCGGGGACGTAGGCAGTTGCAGAAGACCAGATACCGGCAGCGGAAATACCCTCGACAAACCGATCCCAGAAGGTCGTGTTGGTCGGCAGATTGCCCGAGGTGTCCTGCTTGGCGATGTACGCCGACGCGCCGTACTGAACAACGTCGTTCTTCTGGTACTGTGTAGCTCCGCTATAAGCACCTTCGTACTGAATACCATCCGCGAACTGCGACCAGTAAGTCGCGTTCGGCGGGGTGTTACCCGTCGTGTCCTTAATCGCGATGTAAACTTTACCGCCGTGAGCAACGCCGTCGCCGACTTTGTAAGCTGTGCCAGAGGCGTAGGCACCCTTGAACTTGATACCCTCAACCATCAGAGCCCAGTAATCAGTCTCTGTCGGCAGGTGTCCTGACGTCTTCAGCCCGTAGGTATAGACGTAGACGTTACCGCCGTACTTAACGATGTCATTCGTTTCGTAAACGGTGCTCGAAGACCAGTCGCCGCTGAAGCTGAAGCGGAGCTTCCCAAGGTCAATCAAAGTTGTCATAGGAACCTCGCCTGAAGATGTCCGTTAGATGCCCACTGGAACTGCACAGTATCGCGCGTCCAAAACCACTGCTTATAGTCGTACTTGTCAACTACCCCATCTTGGGGAAGTACAACAGGTGACCCATCGTTAATAATCTCCATGACGAGACCACCGTCATCCGGGTTAAACCGAAAGCCGTAAAAGGTCTTATCAGCGAGATCGCTACCTTCGTAAAAGCCCGCCATTACGAAACCCCTGCGAGGATAGACGCTATAACATCAAATGCGTCGGCAAGCACGCTCTGAGCTATGATGGCATCGCCAGACGCCAGAACGAGCTTATTCCCACGCATAACCTCGACGTTTTCACCGTTACCGATCCGAAGATCTTTAACGATAAACGTATCGCCGCCTGCCTTCCGAAGGATCAAGCTCACCGGCAAAATGCCACCCGTCTTATTGGCAAGGTTGCACCCAATCAGGATCGCCTTCGACCCTGCGGGCACAGTGTAGACCACAGCCTCGGCTGTGCCAACATTCCGTGCAACGGCATTGATGAAACTTGTGGCCATTCGTCACCCAAGCGCTATGGATAGGACAAGAGCAACATCATTAGCAATCGGCTCGATAGAAGCCTGCGTGTCCTGAATTTCTTGGTTCAGGTTGATGAAGTTCTGGTCCACTTCTGCGTTGGTTAGGGGGCTACCTTTGGCGGTAGGTCCAACCTCGCGGGTCGTGATCTCTGCTGCCATCTGAGCCCCCTACCGATTAGTTGACCGTGACCGTCCAAGTGACCGTCATGCTGTCACCCGCCTGCTTGTTAACCACCGGGAACACCGTGCGGCAAAGCATTGTACCACCGGTACCGGCATTAAAGATACCAGCTTCCGTGACCGCGCCAGTACCAACGCCAGCGGCGAAGGAGGCGATGTACGTGATCTGGTTAGCCGTCACTGTCGTGCTTGTCAGCGTAACGCGACTTGCCGAAATCTCGGTCTCAAGCGTCGTATCAGCAGCGGCTGCGGCGGTCGTCCCCGTGCCAAGGCTCATATGGCTCATGACGCTAGCCGTAGCGTCCTTCATACGGTTAACGATGAAGTTGAGACCGGTATTCACGACAAGGTTCTTGAGGAGAACATCCTCCTTTACCTGACCGTCAGGACCAGAGAGCACAACGCGGAGCTCACCGGTAGCTTTGAGAGTGTCGATGTTCTGCATCTTCTGTCCTCAAGTAAAAGTTCGTTCTTGGCCGACATACCCCTGTGAGAAGTATGTACTATCACAATAATCAGTCCAAAACAGCCCACCTGTGTCGTTTGCTGTAAGAACTTCAGCCAATGGCTTCTGCAGCGATACTTGCCGCTGCTCAACTAAGACTAGGTTCTCGACTACTGCCTTATTGAAGATAGTAGTCTGATCGTCCTCTGTCGTAGTAGTTCCGTCAAAGTCGTCTGTAACCGAAACCCCATTATACAAGTTTTTGTATAACGTAGGCGCATAAGTATCTGTTATTGTTTGATTATCTAGCTGCGGGGGGACGCCACCTGCAGCGATGCGGACAACTTCAACAAGCTCGCTATTGGTAACTACGTCCAACGCTACAAAGTTGATGTCCCGTAGGATGCTGTCGGTAGTTGTTACAAAGTCATTGAGTGACTTTGTAAACGCATTAGTCAGGATCTCAGAACTGATTACAGCATCAGTAGACCCCTTGTAGAACTCTACCGTCCGATCTTCGAACGTATGTGCATTATCAGTCGTAGCAATTTCAGCCGACGTATAGAACAAGTCAGAAGTATGGACTGTGCTGGAAGTCGGCTTATCAAGGTCATGTACAGCCTGCTCAGTCGCCAAGAACGTATCGGAGCGCTGTACGCTCATATCGAACTGGTGGTTCTCTGAAGTCAGAACCGTATCGAGTAGAGCCTTATTCAGGAACATGACCTGACCGTCGTCGGTCAAAGCCACAACCGAGATATCGTCTGTCGCGTCTGCTACGTCCAAGAACTCGCGTACGTAGGCCACGGTACGAGAGTACAGATCCGAAGTTACTACCGTATCAACTGCGGCCTTGCCCACCAAGTTGGTAGTAAGGTCTGATTGTGTAATGGTGTCTTGACGAGACGTGTCCAAAGAATAGGACAGATCTTCGTTTGCTAGGACTATGTCCTGCCGAAGTTTGTTTATAGCAGTAGCAAAGTCGCCATCCGAGCTGGCAACAATCGTAAACAGCCCCTTGCCGATAGCCTTCGCGTTCGTATCCGAAACAATAAAGGCATCCTGCAAGGACTTACCAACGCCACGAATAGCTTGGTCGATTGCGTCGACTTCGTCCGCGCGTAGCTTCGCAATGGAAAAAATACGCTGGTCGAGAGTGGTAGCTACGTCATCCAGATTAATAAGGATGAAGAAGCGACCAGTATCGACGTTATCAGCCTGCAGAAGTGTGGCGCGAACAGCGACAGAAAGAGCGTTAGCGGATGCGCTTGCAACCAGTAAAGCGGCTGAGGCAAGGGCTTCTAGCTTAACTTCAGCTTCGACAGCCTCTACGCGCGCACGAGCTTTAAGCAGCGAGTACGCTGCTACAGCTTTGAGGCGCAGGCTGTCGATCTTCGTCAAAACTGCTTCCTAACCTGAAAGATAAGGGGCGAATAGACGGTCTGAATACCAGCGTTTGGAGCCGGAAATGTGACTTCGATTTCGCCTTCGTACTGACCGGCTGGGATATTGAGCTGGCCAGTAGAGAATTGAAATGCAACGCGACCGCCAGAACCCGGCTCATCGTACGCCTGACCCGGAAGGGCCTGAGTGACGTTACCGTCAGCGTCTTCATAACCAGCCTGCAGGTAGCCTGTCAGGTTAAAAAGAACTGTCGACGATCCAGACGCACGAAACTTCAGGAGCACAGATGAACCTGCGATATCCACGATATCCCCGGTGTTCGCATCCGTAATCACGCACTTAATCTGCGGTCGTGTATCGCCTTGGACTAGCTTGATCTTACTGGCCATGGATCACCACTGCAATTTTCTACGAGACGCGAAAGTCTGGGGGAAGGACCAGCG